CTTTATCTAGTCTGGTTTCCCTTGTCTTTGTACTTTCTATATATCTTTCCTACATCTCTCTATGCCCCCCCCTATACTTCTCTGTGTATACTTTTCACTAATCCTAAGTAAAAAAATTAAAAATCATATGTTTCACCGAATTAGTGTTGTTTCTAAGCGGGTGAAACTAGCATAAGTAGTGAAACATACCTTATACAGTCCCCTGTAAGCTCGCTCAGCCAATCTTTCTAGTATAGTGGTACAAGTTTACCTTTTACACCAAAAGATGCAGTGGCAGGCTTCCTACACATTTAGAATAGTTGTTGACAATCTTTTTGGTATGGTGTAGAATAGATACAGGAGTAAAGTATGATAAAAGTAAAAGGGAAATACGAAACAGCTGTAGTACACAGTGACAAATTGGAAGCAAATGAAAAAGAGCAGTTGTTGGAGTTGTTAGCTCAACCTATGGCAGAGAACTCTCATGTACGAATAATGCCCGACCATCATCAAGGGAAAGGGTGTCTAATTGGGTATACTGCAAAACTGACAGATAAAATTGTGCCGAATTTGATTGGCTTAGATTGTAATTGTGGGATACTAGGTATTAATCTAGGTAAGATAGATATAGATTTTAAAGTTCTCGATGAGTTTATACGAAAGAGTATTCCTATGGGGAGAAATATAAGGGAGTCTTTCATAGAAGATACTTATGTAGGAGGTAGGGATTGTCTAAGAGATAGCATTCACAGTATAAATAAATTAACGAACACAACAGGGAAGACACAAAAAGATATATATTCCATTGGCACACTCGGATCTGGAAATCATTTCATCGAGATAGGGAAAGACAGTAAGGGAGATAGTTGGTTGTTTGTGCATAGTGGGTCGAGGAATTTTGGTAATCGAATTGCTACTTACTACCAAAATAAAGCTTACGAAACATTAAAGGGGAAAAAGGGACAGAGAGAGGCACTCATATCGACATTGAAATCTCAGGGGAGAGAAAGAGAGATAGAACATGCGTTGAAGGAATTTACTGCTAAATGTCCTGTGATAGATAAAGATTTAGCTTATCTAGAAAAAGGAACTAGATACTACGATGAGTATATAGAGGCGATGAGGGTGGCTAATTTATTTGCCTCTGCCAATAGAAAGGCAATAGCATTTCAGATAGCAGAGCATATCATGGGAAGTTTGTTGTTTGTTAAACTACATGCGTTTGTAGTAGAAAGTGTGCACAACTATGTGGATGTGGATGTGGACGAGCCAATTATTAGAAAGGGGGCTGTACAACTGTTTGAAGATACTTACGCACTTATTGCGTTGAATATGGGAGCAGGGATGTTGTTGGTAAAAGGGAAGTTCCATAGTAATTTATATGACTGGAATTATTCTGCTCCCCATGGTGCTGGGAGGGTTAGTTCGAGAACCCAAGCTAAGAAAAATATAAGTATGGATGAGTACAGAGATTCTATGGCACATGTGTGGACAACTAGCGTGAACGAAGCTACATTGGATGAAGCTCCTCAAGCATATAAAAATCCAAAAGAAATTTATACACATATAAAAGAGATTGCAAATATAGTGGAGGAAATTATCCCTATATACAATATTAAATCAGATCAATGAGTAGTGGGGATTGTATCTATAAGCTGTGCTTGCTTCTAAGGGGTCTGTGAAGTCCGTCAGTAGCCTTTCTACAGCAAGTAGATAGTTTGTATGTTTTGGTGGACTAGGGGCTGTGCTTGGCATCTGTGTGGTTTCACTGAATATATAGGTTTCACTGGTTTGGTTAACCATATCGGCAAAAAAATGATAAATTGCCGATATGGGATTGACATAGAACGAAAGGTGGTGTAGGATAGGTAGGAGGAGAATGAAATGAGATTGTACATAGGAATCGACAACGGCACGACAGGCACGATTGGTGTCATTTCCAAAGATAGGAAGGTATGCGACTGTATACTGACTCCCTCTATGAAAGAACAGTCGTATACAAAAAAAGTAAAAAACATTACGAGGATAGACCATGAAACATTGTATGGTATTTTGTCTACATATGACTTAAGCAATGCGATAGCAGTACTAGAGAGACCATTGGTGAATCCTGGATTGTTCACTGCCACCATTTCGGCTGTACGTTCATTGGAATCTACGTTGTGTGTATTGGAAAGATTGGGGGTTGCAATTCAGTACGAGGACAGCAAGAAGTGGCAGAAGGAATTGTTGGGCGAAGGGATAAAAGGAAGTAAGGACTTGAAGCAATCATCTAAGTGCGTAAGTCAGAGGTTGTTTCCTCAGCATTTTGATGTAATTCAAAAGCACAAAGATGGAGATGGGTTGTTGTTGGCTGAGTATGGAATAAGACACAACTTGTAGGAGTAGAAGATGGATACAATACGTCAGAAAGTGGTAAAAGCACTAGAAGCTGAGCGAGATGATTTAACAACTTACAAAAGTAGAATAATGAATGAATTAGAAGAATTGTGGAAGCACCCCATTCTTACGATTTTGCTGATGTCAGCAAATATTGCAAACTTTGCAATGATGATTTCGGGGAATACTTTTAGAAACAGTTATTTTCACGAATCAAAGGAGTAGAACATGAAAAAAGTTTCAAATGAGAAAGTATTCGTTGAAGGAAATAAGAAATGGATATTGGAAAACTACAGGCAATTTAGAATCTATAAGTTTATAGGACTAGTTTTGTTGCTTGTTCTTTTATCAACAGGAATTATAAGTATGCTAATAATGGTTAGGGAAGAGAGAGTTGAGATTGATGTGGCTTTTGGTTTTGGGATTTCTACTTTCTTGATGTCAATTTTCATTTTTTGGGTGGTGCATGCAATGACTACACTTAATCTATGGAGAGAAGTTCCCCTATGGAAACAAGGGTACATGTCAATTCACAATGAGGAGGACGTTCCATGGTAAAAGCAATTGATATGAATGAGAACTATATAGGTGATTTTTACTATAGAGTTCTATAATAGTATTTTATATAAACCGTCAGTTTAACATTGGCGGTTTTTCTAATCTGTAGGGTTGAAACCTTCTAATCTGTAGGGTTGAAACCTTCTAATCTGTAGGGTTGAAACCTTCTAATCTGTAGGGTTGAGTCGTAATTTATTGCGAATTATGTTGGTAATAAGGGATTATATCGTAATATGTAGCGATTACCCCGTAAGTCACTCTATAGAGTTTCTATGTATAAAGTGTTAATATATATTCATAGGAGTAGCAAATGGTTTATGATTATAAATGTATAAATTGTGACGAAGTAAAAGAAGTTCAACATTCTATAAAAGAAGAACCTCTTATTATGTGTGATAAGTGTGGGTATCAAATGCACCGTATTATCTATGGTGGCACAACTACCCTGTATAAAGTCAGTGGCTTTACAAAATATAAGGGAAGAAATGGACAATAAACGCACTAAAAAAAGATGGACAACATTACAAGTAGCTCATTATTTAAACATACCTGAGATTAAGGTTGTACGGTATGAGCGTGGTGAACATTACTACTTAGATTTTGTTAATTGGGTATTGTTGGCTTCTTTTTATGGTAAGGAAGTATTGTCAGTGCCGTTTGTGATTCACAGATTAGAGCAGGATATATCTGAGGAATATTTTATGTTTATCAGGAATGGAGAAACTATTGAATACGCAGCCAAGAAGGCTGTGATAAAGTTAAGGAGAAATTATGATTCAAAATATACCAACTGATCGTTTAAAGACAGTTGTGGATTTTACTAATGAAAATGGGGTTGAACAGGCTTGTAAAATATTAAATTTAACAGAGAACACTATTAAACGCTACAAATCAGAATTAAAGGGCAGGGGAAAGAAAGTTGAGGAAGTGAAGGTAGTGCAGAAGATAGAGCAAAAAGATACTATAGAAGCTACGATAGTTTCTTCTGATAGGTTCACTACAGCAAAACAAATGGCTGAGTATTGTGATATAGATATAAATATATGGGAAGCGAGTAGTATAACTACAAATCAGTGGGGAAGTGACGAAAGCCCCTCTTGGCAGTTCAAAGTTAAGTGGCAACGAAGTAAAGGGATTACACCGGGAATGGTGTTGAAAACTTTAGAAGAGAATTTAAAAAATTATAAACCAGTTAAATTACAAGAGTATAAGGGGGAAGTAGGCGAGGTTCTTTTAGAAGTGACTATTTCTGATTTGCACCTTGGTAGATTAGCGTGGGGAAAAGAGACAGGCGCTCCTTATGATGTAAATATAGCGGTAAAAGAGTGGATTAAAGCCCACCAGTATTTTTATGATAGGCACAAACATTTAGATGTAGATACTGTACTTATACCCATTGGTAACGACTTTTATAATGTTGATTCTAATATTAATGAAACTACTAAAGGCACACCTCAGATGGAAGATGGTCGATGGCAACGATCCTTTAGCAAGGGGTGCGATGCCTCCGTACAAGCCATAGAGTTTTGGAGAAGCAAAGGGTATAAAGTAGAAATAAAGATTGTTCCTGGGAATCATGATACACAAAGGATTTATTATCTTGGGACATATTTAGAAGCATGGTATAGAGATGTAGAACAAGTTATTATTGATAACGCCCCTACATTAAGAAAATATAAGGTGTATGGAATTAATTTAATAGGGTGGAGTCATGGGGATAAGGATGCTAAACAGTTAAGGCATGTCTATCAAAGTGAAATGAGGGAGTATATGTCTCAATGTACAAACGTAGAATTTCATACAGCACACCTTCACCAAGAAAAATTAGTAGAAGATTTTGGGAGTGTAATTATACGTACTATACCTAGTTTAGCACAAAGAAGTGATTGGGAATATTCCAAAGGATTTTCTGGTAATAGACGTGCTCAAGCGTTTGTGTGGCATAAAACTAAAGGACTAATGAGTATAGTATATTATACACCTGAGTTTTTAGGTAAGTAGCCTATATTGACATAAAGCTCTGTGTATGGTATAATAATATTATCAGAGTAGTTAACTGAAATAAAGTATAGAATAAAAAAGTGTATTATTCAACCATTATCTATACAATGGGGTTGGGAGTAACTATCCAACACGAATGATACACTTTTTTTATTTAGGTGATTGATATGGGAGAAAAAAGAACAGGATTAATTTATTGTGCCACTAACAAAGTGAATGGAAAGATGTATATTGGACAAACAACGGGTGGGGTAAATTACCGAAAATCAACACATTATTTTAATTCTTTTTTAAGGAAGCCAAGGGTGCATTTTCATAAAGCAATAAAAAAGTATGGGAAGACTGCTTTTAGTTGGCGTGTATTAGAAGACAATATACCCATTGATGAATTGCCTGCTGTAGAAATACTATACATAGATTTATTCGGGACGTTCTTATCTAGTAATGGGTATAATATGACTCATGGGGGAGAGGGGGCTTGTGGGAGGTATCCTTCGAAGGAATCTAAGAAAAAGATGGCTGTATCTAGTACAGGCATACGCCCTAGTGAAGAAACAAAACAGAAAATAAGAATAGCAAATACAGGCAAGAAACGGAGTGAAGCGGTTCTCAAAAATATGAGGGGTAGTTATACTGAGGAAAGAAGGAAAGCGGCAAGTAAAAGAATGTCAGGAAAGAATAATTCTATGTATGGTAAAAAAGGGGTACTTGCTCCTTGTTATGGTCGTATAGGAGATAAACATCCTATGTATGGAACTCATCGCACAGATGTATTTAAGGATGCTATTGGTAGATCTATTTTGCAGTATGAAAAAGACGGTACTTTTATAAAAGAATGGAGTAGGGTAAAACTTGCTAGTGATGTTACGGGGGCTGATTCATCTTCAATTATCAGGGTGTGTCAGGGGGTACAACAAGCATCACGGGGGTTTGTTTGGAGATATAAAGATAATAATTTTCCTATTGAAGAGTATGTTGTCAGACATCCTTCTCATGCTGTGTTACAGTATACGTTAGATGGTATGTTTATAGCAGAGTATTCTAGTTTTGTAGAAGCCGCTAAGGTGGTGGGTGTAGGTGCTGGGTCAATAAGCCATGTCTGTAAGGGAAGTTATAAGACAGCAGGCGGGTTTATGTGGAAATCTAAAGATAAATAGTACTATATTGACGAACCTATAAAAACAAGGTAATATATGGTATAGAAATAGCATAAAGGAGTGAATATGTTTATAAAAGTAATAGGATTACAAAAGGGGCTACACCGAGAAAAAACTTACGATTATGTAGATGCGTACACATTTACAAATAGTGGTGGGCCATTAGAGGATATTGTGTATGATGATGGTGGTGGGGATATTCCCTATTCACATTTATTGATTGAATACAGTAAAAAAGAACCTGTAAGGATATCATTTAATACACGAGCGTATGTTCTGACAGATGCGGGCAAAACAATCGATGTATTAAAATATGACCCTCAAAAAGACAGAAAGGGGAGTATAAGTATATGAATAGTAAAAATGTAGATGTAATAGCTAATCTCTTATCTGATTCTGTGTATTTTAAGGTACTTGAACCATCTGTCCAATCTTATGTAGCAGAATATTGTTTAAATGGCTTTAATTCTAAATTAGCGGCAAACTCTGCCAAGGTAAAAGATGCGCAGAAAGTAGCTACTTCCGAAGCAGTTCAAGAAGCTATAAAAGAGTTTATGAAATATGTACTGGCTGATAAAGCAGATAAGTTAGAAGCTAAGATAATGGATACACTATGGCGCAGGGCTTTCTACGATCCTTTTAAGTTTATTGATGAAGAGGGACAACCAAGGTTTGATGTAAAAAATTATCAAAAGGAACTTGGGGCTGATGCGGTTGTTGTTGAAGGGATAAAAAGAATGGTACACCCTAAAAATCAAGATAACGTATGGATGCAAGTAGACTTAGCTAACAGAGCCCAAGCGCTAAAAGAGTTATTAGCCTATTCACCAAAAGAAGCTGATGGGGAAGCTAGTAGCTTTATAGTTAATCTCAATGTGCACCAACGGGAAGTAAAGCAGATTTACGAAATCAAGGATTATCAGGACGTTATTGAAGCAAAGAAATAAGGATAAAAGTATATGGCACTAAATATTGAACTTCACCCCAAGCAAATAATTGCACTTACCTCCCCTGCGAATGAAATATTGTATGGTGGGGCTGTAGGTGGGGGAAAAGCATTAGACATACACACACCAATACTCACTGATACTTGTTGGAAAACAATGGAAACTTTAGAAGTAGGGGATAAAGTATTTGGGGGAAATGGTAATTTATGCAATGTACTAGCAAAAAGTGCTATAAATACAAAATCCAAAACTTATGAGGTAGAATTTAATCGTGGTACTACGTTAGTATGCGATGGCAGGCATGGGTGGCTTGTTGAAAGACGGTTAGGAAGGCGTAATGCTTTATTGACCACAGAGCAGTTACTTAGAGAAGGGTTGTTTACAGATACTCATAGAAGTAAGTTTATAGTTAAGGGAGCACCTTTTTTAAATTTTCCAACAAAAGATTTTCCAGTTGACCCCTACTTAGTAGGGATGTTTTGTAATGGTGGGTTTTTAAAAAAACGTAAAAAGGATCTCATGGTACAACAAGCAAGTGCTATGGGAAGTACTTGGCAATTAGCTGATTATTGTGGTGGGAAATATACCAACCCAAAGGACTTCTATGAGCACATAGCTTTAGTAGGTTTGTCCGAAGATAACAAAGTAATTCCCGATATGTATAAGTATGGGGATAGAGAACAAAGGCTTTCTGTTCTTCAAGGGATTATAGATATATCAGGTAGCCCTGAATTAAAACAAAGTAGAATAGGTATCCACTGTAGAACACAGAAGTTTGCCGAAGATATAGTTGAACTAGTTCGTTCTTTAGGGATACGTAGTGCTATTACAAGTTCACATAATGAGTTTGAGTTCAATAACTACAAAGGGGAGTATGAAGTACGGGTAAGATTTGAGGGCACAAAAGAATTTTCTAGAATAAAATTAGAGCAAGACAAACTACCTGAGAAGAAGCGTACAGAAAAAAATAGTAGATACTATATTAAGGCTATACGCAGAATACCAGCGAGAGCAAAGCAGTGTATTCAGGTAGATAGCCCTAATCATACATACTTAGCAGGTAAGGAATTAGTTCCCACACACAATAGTTTTCTTATGCGTGTGGCTGCAATTACATGGGCTATGGAAGCTCCAGGAGCACAAATATATTTGTTTCGTTTAACTCGTAAAGAATTGGAAGATAATCATATGACAGGTAAAGGGTCATTCCATGAACTACTGGGTGATGCTGTGGATGATAAATTTGTAAAGATAAATAACTCTGACTATCAGATTCAGTTTAAGAATGGGCCTCGTGGGGGCTATATGGGAGGAAGTATTATTCACCTCTGTCACTGTTTGTATGAGAAAGATAAGTACAAGTATCAAGGGGCTGAGATGGATGCTTTGATGATAGATGAGGCCACACACTTTACGTGGAGTAAATATACATATCTCCGTACTCGTGTTCGTACACCTAAAACATGGCAACCACCTTTGGCTTTTAGACAAAAATGGGGGGAGAATTTCTTTCCCCGTATACTTTTAGGCACTAACCCAGGAGGTATATCTCATTCAAAAATAAGAAAAGAGTTTGTAAAAGTAGCTCCCCCACTTACTATTGTAAAGATGCCTAAGACTATGGGGGGTATGTTGCGACAATTTATTCCTGCTACATTAGACGATAATCCTTCTATTGACAAAGAAGAGTATGAAGGCAGAGTTATGGGTGTTGGAAATGCTGCTACAGCTAAAATGCTATTAGAAGGAGATTGGGATGCTATAGCAGGGGGGATGTTTGATGATGTGTGGGACGAAAAAGTACACATGATTGAGCCTTTTGAAATACCTTCTTCTTGGTATGTTGATAGAGCACTCGATTGGGGTTCTTCTGCTCCGTTCTCTATTGGTTGGTACGCAGAAAGTGATGGTACAGAAGTTACCCTGAAAGATGGTAGTAAATACACATATCCTGCTGGTATTTTATTTAGAATAGCAGAATGGTATGGTTGGAATGGTGAAGAGAATGAAGGGTGTGGCCTCACTGGATATGAAGTAGGACACGGAGTTAAGCAGATGGAAGAGAGCAACCCTGTATTTAAAAATATCCACAAAGTATATCCTGGGCCAGCCGATACACAGTTATGGAATAAGAATCCAAAATATGATTCTTCATATATGTCTATTGCACAAGAAGTTAACGCTGGCTACTATGGAAAAGAGTCATACAAACTGTTTGATGTGTTTACAAAAGCATCAAAGGGAGCTGGTTCTAATGTAATAGGATGGGAGATGGTGAGGACTCACTTGAAAAATTCTTTGAATTATCCTAATATGGACAGGAAGTGTATCTTTTTTTTCAATACGAATGTGCATGTAGCTAGAACTTTGCCTATAATTATGAGAGATGAGAATAGGATTGAAGAAATAGCTAAAGAACAAGAGGATCACGTTGTCGATGAAATCAAATATAGAGTAGTGCATAAAGTGCATCGCTCTCGAAAAATACGAACAGTATTATCATAAGGAGCGTGTTTTGGCTATAACAAACTATATAAAAGAGATGAAGGGAAAAAAATATATAAATGGCATAGAGTACACTCACCCTGAATACGATAAGTATTCTCCTTTATGGAGTAAAGCCCGTGATATATTAATGGGGGAAACCGAATTAAAAACCCTTGCTAAAAGAGAAAAGTATTTAGCTAGACTTGGTGGGCACGCATATGACGAGGAAGGCAACAGAGACTATAAACAGTTTGTAGAGTATGCAATGTTGTTTAATGCTACAGGACGGACTGTTGAAGCCTATAGAGGGCTCTTGAACAGAAAATCACCCATAGTAGATTTGCCAAAAGAGATAGAAGATTTAAAAAGTAATTTTACTATTAAAGGGGAATCTATAAATACGTTTTTAGAGCAAGTTGAAACCGAAGTAATTACCACTAATAGAGTTGGTATTTTTATTGACTATCCATATAGAGACAGTGGTAGCCCATTTACTAAAGCAGACGAGAAGAAATATAATTTTTCTCCTTATGCAACAATGTACCCTGCGGAGAGTATTATAAATTGGGAAGAAACTAGAGTAAACAATAAGATAGTAACTAGTCTTGTAATATTGCGGGAAATTGATTATGTGCGTATTGATTCTTTTACACCAGTAGCAAAAACTACTTATAGAGTATTAGAGTTAGACGAGTATGGGTACTATAGACAAATAATAGTTGAACCAGTTGCTATAACCGAAGGAATGAATAGAGGGTCGGCTAATGAAATTAAAAAGATTGTGTATCCCCGAAAGAATGGAGAAAAGCTAACACAAATTCCTTTTATACCTGTTACAGCCCAAGGAGTTACGTGGACGTTAAGTAAATCTATTATAGAGGATTTAGTAAATGTCAACTTAGCTCACTATAGAGATACAGCATTTTATGAAAAAGCTATCGCATGGACAGCATCACCCACAGCTGTATTTAGTGGCTTGCCCGATGAAGCACAAGAAATTGCTATTGGTAGTTCTAGGGGAATAATTATAGCTCCAGGGGGTACGGCAAAATATTTGGAATATGAAGGTAGAGGCCTCGATGCTATAAAAGAAGCATTAGATTCTAAAGAGAATTTAATGGCAGTGCTGGGTACTAAGATATTAGCGACAACTGCTGGTAAAGCAGAATCAGGTGAAGCAGCATTAATTCATAGGGCTGGGGAACAAGGGATATTATCTGATGTAGCCACTACTATTGAAGGAGTTGCAGAAACAGCAATAAAAATAATTGCAGATTGGAGGGGAGCTAAAACCAACAGTATTACTGTACACATTAATAAAGACTTTTCACCAATTATCATGGATGCTAATACACTTATTGCTATGGGTAAAGAATTGCAAGCTGGTAATATTAGTCATGAAACATATTATTGGGCAATGCAACGAGGGGAATTAGCCTCCGCAACTAGATCGTTAGAAGAGGAACTAGCTTTGATTAAGAAAGGAAGAAAGATGGTTGTTTCTAAAAGTTCACCAATATATGTTAATAAGAAAGATGCAAAGATTATAGAGGAAGCAGACGAAGATATAAAAAAGAAAGCAGAAGTAGACGCTGTAGTGCCAAATCCACTACAAATTGATGCTACTAAACAAATAGAAGAATAGCTATATTGACACATTATGGTAAAAGTGTTAATATAAGCAAGAAATAAAACCTTGGAGGTTTAAATTATGAAGTATGATTTAAGTGATGTAAAAAGTGTGCAAAAGTTTTTACTACAAATGAAGGGATTTGCAGACAGCATTAACGGTGCATTACCAGAAGATTCTAAAGTAACATTTGATTATGATGAATTTACAGAGAATTTTTATAAAGCAAACGAAGGTATCTTACAGAATAGAGATACAATCAAACAGGAGAAATTGAAAGCAGTAGAAGATTTTGCTACCTACAAAACTTCAATGGAAGAAAAGTGGGGGAAAGTTGACCAGAACATTGTAACAAAATATAATGCTGCTGTTGAGGAACTTACTTCTTTGAAAGAAGTTATTAAGGAAAACGATGGTGGTTTTGATATTGATAAACTTAAATCTAGACATGCTTCTGAGATAGCAGAGAAAGAGAAAGAGTTTGAAGCAAAGTTTTTAGAGGACAAAAAACCTTTAGAAGCAGAATTAGAGAAGTTAGTTACGGCTGTTGGAACTTACAAAGGTAAGTATTTTAGTAAACTTAAAAAAGAAGCTGTAGAAAACGAACTCGCCAGAATTAATGTGAATCCAGAAGATAAGTCATTAATCCTGCAAGCTAATTTAGGCAGAGCCGAAATTGCAGAAACGGATGGGGATAACTTTACAGTTGTTTTCAAGGAAGAGGGGAAAGATTCTATTCCTTTAAGTAAGTATTGGGATGCGTGGGCTAGTGATGCAAAACACCAAAAATACATTTTATCTGCGGATAATAGTGGTGGTGGTAGTGCTGGGGCTAACTCGAATGCTGGGCCAAGTGTAAAAGATAAATTGATTGCACAATTGGATGATCCTAAAATTACATTAAAAGATAGACTAATCCTGTCAGAAAAATTAGCAAAAATGCATGCTGAAAAATAAAAACAGCTTGATTTTTAATGGAGGACATTTATGTCACAAATTACAGGAATTACAAATTATTGGAATAGCCCACATTATGAAGGGCAATTATGGACAGCAAACGCAGTACAAGGTAAAGGAACAGGGACACCTTTCCTCACACTCATGGGTGGGCTTAATGCTGCTAACATGAGAATTGTACACGATTTTGATTTTGTCATGACAAATGAATACGATTTCCCTGCGGCTGCACAGCCAGACATTGACGAGACAGATTCTTATACTGCTCCCGGGGCTACTTCTCCTGTGTATGACCAACAGAGAAATGCTGTAGGTATCTATCAAGAAGCAGTGAATATTTCCTATAAGAAACTTTCAACTGATGCTCGTTTAGCTACTGGTATTGTTCATGGTGGGGTTGGTTATATTGCACCAGAGGGTGGAGCAGTTCAAGGTTTAATCGCTGAACGCAAAGCATACATCTTACAAAAAATTGCGAGAGACTATAACTATGCTTGTATCAATGGGGTATACCAAATGTCTACTGGTACTGATGTCTCATCTCTTTCCCGTGGGGTTTCTACTGCGGCTACAACCAATGCTATTGCTGCCGCAAGTGCAGAATTAAGTGAAGCACTTTTACAAGAGCTTTTCCGAACAATGGCAGAAGGTACTAACAACATGGCTTTCCAAAACACACCACTTTTATTTGTTCCTGCAACACAGAAACAAAATATAAGTAAGATTTTTGGTAATCAACCTACTGCTTGGGATATTGGTGGAGTTAAGATTGATGTTATTTTAACTGACTTTGGGCCTGTTGGTGTTGTGTACGAACCAATGGTAAATGTCACTGGTGCTGGTACGGATACTATTCTCTTTGCTTCTATGGATGCAATCAGACCTGTATTCAACTCTGTTGTTACCGACCTTGGTAATCAGGGCTTATTGCTTTATGAAGATTTAGCAAAAAGTGGTGCAGCTATGAAAGGACAATTCCTTGGGCATATGGGCGTGGACTATTCACACCAAAAAATGCACGGTAAAATTTCAGGGCTTCGTAGAAGCACATTAGTGTAAATTAGGTAAATGGAACAAATGTGGGGCGTAAAACCCCCACTACATTTATAGGAGAGAAAATTATGTTAAAAAAGTATGCTGTAAAAAATCCCGCAATTAGGGAAACACTTACATCAAAATTCATTACTAGATTAGAAGCCGATGCTATTATCAATAGCAATCGTCTTGTCGAAAGAAATGCTTCTACAGGAAATATTCAACAGGCATCAGTTAATTCGGCTAGAGTAATTGGGGCAAATCAAAATGGAGTTCGGGCAATTGATGATATGTTTGATATTGAAACTGGGCTTGTATATGTAGAAGCTGGAACAGCATTAGTTGCTGGACAAAAAGTGAAAGCTGGCACTAATGGTAAAGCTATTGCGCTTATCGATTCTGATTTAATTAGTACTGAAATTGCTTCTGTTGATGGTGGAGATTTCACTATCGCAAATCAACCAAGTACTGACACTGTTACTATAGTTTCGGATAGTGCGCTTGATACTTCCCAAACGGTTACTTTGTATGGGGTTGATTCATCTGGTGATTATATCACTGAGGAGCTTGCTGTTAATGGTACTACTGAGGTGGACACTGCTTCGGCACTGTGGTCTACTGTTTCGGGTATTACTATTGATGCGGTTTGTTCTGGCATTATAACTGTATCAGAAGCATCAGCATCAGCCACACTTGTAACTTTAGCATCAGGAGTATTGTCTGCTGGTATTGAAACTATTACTGATGGTTATGCTTATAATAAAATAGCTACACTTGTAGCAGATGGTGCTTCAACAACTGATGTTGTTATTGTGCATGAAGCTACTGATGGTGCTGATGAAACCAATTTAGTACTTACATTAAATGGGACTACAGAAGTTGCTCTTAGTGCGCTTAGTTATAAAATTAATACACTTATGGTGGGGGGAGTTGCTTCTACAGTCAATCTTGACTTAGATGTCGCTGCTACTGAGGACGCACAAAAACTAGTTGTAGGCAAGGTCGTTGTCGGGGCATCAAGCGGGGAATACGCTATTGTATTGATTTAATGCACTGTGTTGTAAAAATGATTAAAGTAGTATAAAGTGAAGGTGGTGCAAGGCATCACCTTTGCTATTAATAAGGAGAAAAAATTATGGTATTTAACGGAAGAGGAAGAGTGTGGGATTCAAAAAAAGGTAGCGTTTTATGTGCTTTTGATGAAAGAGGCGTGCTAGTAACCGAGGATGCTTATATCATTGAACAACTAAAGAAAGCAGGTTATACATCTAAAGAGAATAAAAATATTCTTGAAGCATATAAAGAAAGTGGTACGGAGATTAAATGGCAAGATAGGTATGAGAATGAACATTTTGCAAGGGTAGCGCTGGAAGAAAAGTATGATGAACTTTACAGAAAGTACAATGCTTTAGCTGATACAGTTAATATACCAGTTAAAATAGTCTCTGTTAAAGAAGCAGAGGAACAAGGGGAAGAGGAACTTGGAAATTTCTATTTGTTAGGCGAACATAAAATTAACAAAGAAATAAAGACAATGGGAATAGCTAAACTCAGGAGCATACTGAAAGAATATGACGCACTTGGGGATACCACTTTTCTTAAAGTTACTAAAGAGAAAGCTGTTGAACTAACTTATAAATTGTTAGACAGGAAAGGATTATTAAAATGAAAAATTTAGAATATACGTTATTAGATGAAGTAGTCGCAAATACCGTAGGCGTTGACAAGGACGTACAATTATTTACTTATGTAACTATTCATATTATTGCAGAAGATGTCTTTACAGGGGCTACAGTAGCCTTAGAATCGTCATTAGATGGGACTAACTATGTAGTACTTGAAACTGTAGCAGTAACTGCCAATGAAGTTACCGAAAAGATTATTACAGGGTTACATAAACATATTAGAGCAAAAGTAAGTGATAGAACAGACGGAACATACACTGTACTATTATTAGCAGGGGAGTAAACTATGGCATTTGTTGTAGCCGATGGAACAGGATTAGCAACCAGTACTTCATATGTAGATTTAGCGTTTGCTTCTGCATATGCCGATTCTTATTTTACTAGTGCACAATATACTACGTGGACTAATGTTACTGAGGCTGACCTTGAAAGAAGTCTCAATAGAGCTTCTATGTATCTTGATACCACTTATGTATTTAAGGGAAGAAAATTACTTTCTACACAAGCATTGCAGTTTCCTAGAAGCTTAGTATATGATATTGATGGGGCTCTTATATCTGGCATACCCACTGTCATTAAGCAAGCTGCTTGTTTAGCTGCTGTTAGGATGTTAGGTGGAATAAATTTAAGTCCTGATGTTTCTAGAGGTGGTATCATAAGAGAAAAAGTGGATACCATTGATATTACATATGCTGAGGGTAGTTCCCGTTATACCAGATACACTGATATAGATAATCTATTGAAGGCATCTAACCTAATAACACAAAATAGAAATTCAAGTGCTAATATACGAATTATACAGGGGTAATATATGGATTATACACAACTAGCAGAAACAGTAAGCAACCTCATTGGAAATTACAGTGATTTAGTAATTACATATACTACTAAACCTACTGGGTATACAAAAACATATAATCCTAGTACAAGTTCATACACATGGTATTTGAGTGGGAATGAAGTGAACGAGCCTACTATGGTAACACATAAAGGGGTTTGTTTGCAAACCACAATAAGTGATTATTTTAAAGCAAAGGGATATGTTCAGGAAAATGATTCAATTTTTCTTGTATCAGGAATACCTAAGCCTGCTATTGGGAGCACAGTTTCCATAGATGGCACTGAGCACACTGTGGTAAAAGTAAATGAAGTAAAACCTTCCACTGTATCGCTGTTGTATAAGTTGGTAGTGAGACGATGAGCATAATGATTACTGCCAAGTATGAGCGAGTAGATCATAAGGGGCAAACAAGCTCTTCTAAACATAAAATTGGTGAGGGGTTGTTAAAAGAAACTTCAAGAGCCCTTGAAGAAACAGTAATTGAAGCATTCACTCGTGTTGTTGCCAACACTCCTATTAAAAAGGGGACTTTAATTAGTGGTTGGAAAGTGTATGTGGGAGAAGATACGGAGTTAAAGTTAATAGACTACGCAAATATGACTGAGAATACTACGGTGAGTTGGTCAAGGCAAAAAGCCTTTGAGTTATCTGAAAGTTTTAGACAAGCTCTACGCTCCCATGTGCAGGGTTCGATGCCTGTAATGAGATACAAGATAGAGAATACAGTATATCATGCAGAGATGATTGAGGGTGGTACGTATATAGGGCATGTGTATGATTATATTATTAGACCATATTATATACAGCCCACACCTTTTGAATTAACTAGTGGTGGATGGTCGTTAAAAGCTACAGGTGGTATGGTAAAGATAGTGGCTATTGAAGTAGCTGATATATTCAAACAAAAAATGAATGGGGTACAAAATGGCATATAGTGAAGCAATTAGTGATGTTATTTCTATTATGGAAACTCAATTAGCCACAATAACATCTATTTCTACTGACCATATAAATTTTATTAACACTTCCTATGTTCCATCGGGAGAAACTTTTCTTCAAGTAATGATATTTGCGGCAGAGCCATCCCAAGCAAGTTTAGGGACAATAGGTCAGTTTAGGTTTGATGGTGTGTTTGAGATAGACGTATACACACAAATGAATACAGGCAGAGGTGGGGTAAATCCTATCCTGAAAGAGATTAAAGAGTTGTTTCTTCCTGGGACTACATTGACAAATGGTGAAATATCAGTACAATGTAAGACAGTGTGGGAATCAACGCAGGATTTTCAAGATAATTGGTACATAGTGCCGATTAACGTTAGATGGTATGCTTATACAAGCAGATAATTTGGAGGTTATATATGGCATTTAGTTCAGGTGCACAAAGAGATTTATATTATGTTGAGGAAACTGCATATGGTGTTGGGCCAGAAGTTCTTGACATGACAGAGGTTCGTAATACTGAGGACTCATTGAATTTATCTAGGGACAGTTTTGTTTCTAATGAACGTAGGGGTGATAGAGGTATTCATGACATGAGACTTGGGAATAAACAGCCAGCAGGTGATATTTCCTACGAATTTAGCTATGGAGCTTTTGATGATTTTTTGAAAGCGGCTTTAGGTGCTTCTGCATGGGTTGCTCCTTATGTTGATTTATCTGTGGCAGTAACAGTGGTTGCATTAGATAAAACATTTACAAGAGCCACAGGAAGTTGGGTAACTGACGGAGTTAAAGTGGGGGATATAATCACCATTACAGGGCTTACAACCACAGCAGACAATATTACAGCAGAAGTTACAGCTGTTGCCGCTTTAGTGATTACTTTTGCTAATGCAACTGGTTTAGCTGATGCTTCGGTAGCAGAGGCAGGTGTATTTAATACTACTACTGCAAAAATTATAAAAGGCAGTACAGTTACTTCTTTCCAAGTTGAGAAAGTATTTACTGACACTGATGTTCCCGAATACCAATTATATACAGGTGGGCTGATAAATTCATTTGCATTAGATGTTTCACCTAATGCAATGATTACAGGTTCATTCGGTATGTTATTTAAAGATGCTGAGAATGGAACTGTTAAATATCATAATGATGTTGCTGGCGTTGTTGCTAATCCTCCTTTTGATGCTTTTACAGGCTACATTAAGGAAGGTGGGACAGCTACTGCTGAGACAGCTAGTTTGTCAATTTCATTAGACAATGGATTTGAAAGAAACTTTGTATTAATGGCAAACACTTGTCCACAAATGACTAGTGGGAAATCTAATGCAACAGGAAGTGTAACACTCTATTTTGCAAACAGTACAATGTATGATAAGTTTGTAAATGAAACAGAATCAGCTATCGAATTGAAATTAACTGATCAGTTAGGTAATGCTTATGTTATTAGCTTACCTAGAATTAAATATTCATCTGCTGACACACCAGTATCTAGCGATGCTGCAATTATCAACACAATGAATTACCAAGCACTAGACGACCAGACAGAATTGACAAACATTAGTATCACACGTTATCCTGTTATGGCTTAACCATAGCAGGCAGAAATTATAGGAGAAAAACATGGTAAACTTAGGGAAGTATTCAGTAAAAGAATTATCGGAAACAGGGGTTGAATTTTATTTAACTGATATTAGAACAGGGCTCGAAATCGAAGAACCAAAATTTGTGGTTTATGGGATGGATTCTGAAATAGTTACCCTTGCCCGTAGAAAATATTCGGAACTTGTGGCTGTAAAACATATGAAAGAGTGGAAAAAAGATGAGTATCTGCTTGACTTTATTACTGCTTGTGTTAAGTCTTGGGATGAGTTTCAATATAATGAGGATTTGGTTAAAAACCAAGACAAAGTAGCCTTGCGTAAGTTTTTTGTGGAGAGTCCACAATTTAAAGACCAAATTAGTGAGTTTGTAACGGAACGTGCAAATTTTTTAGCGGTATCAGACAGTCTTTAAAAGAAGCTGTCTTTGCTAAGGTTGACTTAAGCTATCCTCGAAAAGATGGTAGCACTTTGGCTGACCACCTAATACAGCACGAGAAAACATCGGGTGAAAGGGATAGTATGTTTGATCGTGCTATCCCTCCTGTGTATTGTGTCAATATATGGAGACAGTATTGGCTTATACGTACGGAGGGTATTTTTAGAGTCAGTGAAGCATATGCATATACACAAATGACAGGAGTAGAAATAGGGAGATTTGAGTTACACGAAATGTTCATAATTGATTCGTATGTAGGCGAACGAATGGAATATCATAGACGTTCCAATAGTGGGGGAAAATAGATGGATGAGAAAAGCACAGTTATATTAGAGATAAGTGCCAAAGGGTTTGCAAGTGCCACCAATGCCCTCACTAAAATAAATACTTCAATGGACAAGTTAGACAAAGCTATAACTAAATTAGCTAAAAATAGTGGTATGGCAGCTGTTGATAAATTAACAAATAAACTAGCAAAACAACAGGCAGTTATTGAGGGGCTTAGAGCTACTCAAAAACGAAGTACTCAATCTCAAATACTTGAGAATAAAAAATTAGAAAAATCATTACAGGCTATAACTAAAGAGAATAATAAATTAACTAGAAGTCAATCTTCTACTAACGAAAAGATGATTAAGAAAATATCTACAGAAACTGCCAATAGAAAAGTAGCCGAGAATAAACTAAAAGATGCCATTAAAGAAAGCAATAAAGTTCAAAAAGAACAACTTAAAACTATGAAGGCAGAAAATAAAGTAGTTAAGGAATCTCTAAAAGGAATCGAAGGTAGATTACGTTCATTAGAAAGACTTAACAAAACTCAGTTGCAATATGAAGCTACAATCAAAAAACTTAAACAAGAGCTTTCAGAGCTAAAGGGTGAAGAGGTACAATTTGTATCTAACACCGACAGACTCAACGCAGCAATTAAACAAGCGAACTCTACTATAATAAAACACAAAGGGCTTATAGCCCATGTAACCTCTGCCAATAAAGCTAGCAAGGCTGTAATGCGTGATAGCACTGTAATAGTTAAATCACAGCAAGAAGCTATTGATAGGCTTAATGTAGCAATTAAGAAAACAACTGATGTATCAGAGAAAAATATACTTGTTACTAAACGGAAAGCAATGGAGGAAGAAAAGTTAGCAATGCAAACTTCTGCTTCTCTTGTTATTCAGAAAATGCAGAGAGACTCTATGATGCGATTAAAAACAACTATGAATACGTTAACGGGGGGTATGCGTACTGCTGGTAGAGTATTAACTAGAACGTTGACTCCTGCTATGATGGCGGCTGTTGCGGCTGGTGTGAAAATGGCTGCTGGAATTGAAAGCCAAATAGTTAGGTTTAGTATTCTTACTGGTAGTATGGAAAAGGGAGCTAAATTATATAAACAAATTGTCGAGTTTAGTGCTGTAACTCCTTTCCAATTACCTGATTTAGATAAAACTGTGCAGATTCTTTTGGCTTTCGGTAGCCCATTAGAGGCTGTAATGAATGAATTAAGAATGTTGGGTGATATTGCAATGGGTGATTCTGAGAAATTAGAAAGGATTGCCTCTAGTTTTGGTAAAGTACGTTCTAGGGGTACAGCCCACATGAGAGAGTTAAATAGATTTATCATGGCTGGTGTACCTATATTTCAAGAATTGCGGAAGAACATTGGTGGTACTGGTGAGGATTTGTTTGAGATGGTTAGACAAAATAAAATATCTTTTGAACAAGTTAATCAGGCTGTTGTAACATTAACTGCTTCTGGTGGTAGATTCCATGATATGACACTGAGAACTTCTAGGACATTAGAAGGTAGATTTAGTACTGCATTAGACAACTTGAAACTTAATTTAGCTTCTGTATTTGAAGTATTTACTGATGATTTAAAATCTATGTTAGAAGGATTTATTGATTGGTCACAAGGATTTAGATTACTTTCTGAGGGAACACGAGAATCCATAGCTAAATTAGTTGTTGGGTTGGCCGCTGTAGGGCCTGCTTTAACAATATTAGCTGGGGGAATTAAAGTAGTTACTTCTGCTTACATTGCTTTGAAATTAGCACAGACTGCATTTAATCCTGTACTAGCTATTTTTATAGCTGTAGCTGCTGCTGCAACAGCTATTTATGTTGCATATAAAAAGTTGAAAGGACAATTAGATGAAGCAGGGGATAAAGCTAAGAAATTAGCTGAGTACACTGAAAGAATGAATGATGCACAAGACTATAGTCAAACTAATATGCCCTTAATGAACAAGGGATTGTTTGAAACAGCAAAAGCCTATGGTTTACAAGCAGAAGCGATTGGGAGAGTTTTACAAGCAGAAGAATTATTAGCTGAATTGAGGGCTGGTTTTAAGGCTTCTGATGCCTTTTCTGTGGCTTCAAAGCAATATAGGTCTATGATAGATGACGGTAGAACAAATACTTTCTCTAGGATAAATGACACTATAAAACCAATTTTAAAGGGCATAGGATTTGGCAAATCTTCTGAGGCAGATTATGATGCATTAAATAAGGCTTTCAAGGAACTAGCTGATATTAACGAAGTGTACAAAAAAAGAGTTATTGAATTAATTGGAGGCGACCTAAAAGGCGATTCAAAAGAAATAGGCGCACTAATAGAAGCTGGATTTGATAAAAATTTTTCTGTATTATTTAGTGGGGGGCTTAAAGTTCCTAACAAAGAAGAATTTATGGCACAAAGTGAAGAAAATTGGAGAAATTTATTGTTGGAAACTGCTAGCAAATTGACTAGTGAGCGTGAATTACGAATTGACAGCGGGCTAAGTGTTGCCTCACCTTTGGAAACTTTTTTAGAAGGAGTTAATTCTGCCTCAATGAGTTCAATGGGCGATAATGAACTTGCTACTACTAGTACTATAATCAACAAGCTTCAAGAAAATAGAAATAAAGTAAAGATGTTATACAGTAATTTCAAGGAAGATATTGAACAGGAGAGAGAGGAAGTAGAGGATAAACTTATTAAAAATGAGATAAACTTTAATACTTTTGAAGGTTCACAGGCATCTCTTGATAAAAAGGCCTCTACCGCATTGGAGGTTTATGAAACTAGTTTAGATAATTTTGATACAGATTTAATTGGTTTAATGCAGAATAGAGTATTTGAAATAAAAGACGAAACTGGATATGAAGGGGCTATTTTGCAACTACTTGGTATCTCCGATGACAAAGATGTAATAAAAACATTAGAGGCTCAATTAGATTTAATTAGCACAGAAATGGCTGGTTTGGACTACTCATTTGCAGATATAGAAGATATGTTGCTTACAGGGAAAATACCTGATGTTGTGCAAGTATTGGTAGATGCTTCTACTGAAATAGGCGAGAGGTTAGCTGTGCAGTTAGCACATAAAGATAGAATCTCTTTATTTACTACTTTTTTTGAGGGTGATTTAGCTACCACTGAAATAGATAAGTTGGAAAGACAAATAAAAGTTGCTATTAGTGATTTAGCCATCAAATTAGCGGAAAGCGCAGACCTCGGCACACTAGTAACGGGCGATGAGTCTTTGATAGATGTTATTTTTGGTCATATGAAAGCTGGAACATTAGAAGGGTTCATAGGCGAAGCAGATAAAGCTACACAAGATGCTTATGCTTTGGTAGTAAGTTTCTCTGACAAAATTAAAAAGTTAACAGAGGATGCTGGGGACAATAAAAGTCTTATAGAAGCTCTGCTAGGGGACAAGGATAGTTTAACCACTTATTTTGACTCCATAAAGATAGGAAATATGAAAAAGGACTTTGAAAAGACTTTTAATGCCTTCATTGAAAAAACAAAGTTTAACCCAGACAGTACAGCGCATCAGTTGCAGTACTTAGCGGAAGTGGAAGCAAAGACGGGAGACATTACCAGCGCATTAGATGGAATGAGCAAAGGAAGCGCAAAGGCTTGGATAGAGTTTTATGTTGGATACAAACAACTTAAAGAATTTATCGATAACTCCCTTGGTGTACCCGAAGATCAAACTTCACTTATAGAAGCCTTGATTGGCAGTCCTAAGTCTTTCGATGAGTATATTGAAAATTTAGAGATAGAGGGCATGTATAGTAAGATACAAGAGAAAATGCGTAAACTTACCGAAAATAGTGGTACTTCTATGATTGACTTTGCGGGCATGTTTGATATGGACGCTTTAGGAGAGATAGATGATTTTATAGATTTAGATACTATTTTTGATGCTTTTGCTGCTTTACCAGAGAGTATCAAGAAATCTAAGCCTGAGTTAATAAAGCTAATTGAACTTATGCGTATATTAAAAGGGTTACTCCCTGAAATAGAGGATGAAGAAGTAAAGCTTAAGGATACTTTGATGGGCCTGGCAGAAAGTTTTCAGAAGGTATTAGAAGGTTCTATTCTCCCTGCTTTTGAACAATTAGGTACTAGCATAGGCGAAGGTGCTTCTGGTATCGATGCGTGGGGCAGTGCTTTGCAAACAGTAAGTGATGCTATAATGAAAGCCATGCCACAACTAATGTTGCAAGCTGGATTATCCCTGCTGAGTAGCGAGGATTCCACAACCAAGTGGATTGGTGTAGGACTCATTGCTGGTTCTGGTTTGGTTTCATTCTTAGGGGGGCTTACTAGTGCCGAAAGTAAAGTAGAATCTTCTACTACTCCATCAGAGATTTCTTATTCTGCTAGTGGGGATACTTTTAACAAAGGGTATCTAGCTGATTCAGCTATGATGAGAAGTTCAGGATACGGTGTAAGCGTGATAGGGGAAGCTGGCACAGAAGCTGTAATGCCATTAACTAGAGGAAGTTCAGGTAAATTAGGAATAGCTGGTGGTGGGGGAGGAAATGTATATGTAAATGTAGTAAATAACACTTCTGCCAAAGTAACAAAAGAAGTAAAAGAAAACTCAGATGGCACTAAGACACTAAATTTCTTGATACATGAAACAGTCAAGCAAGGGATGGCTTCGGGTGAATATGATAGACCAATGCAGAAAGTATATGGTAGCACAAGAAGGGGAAGATAGTGATAACATGGCCAAGTGGATTACCACAATTTGTAAACCAAGATGGGTATAACGAACAGAGAGTAGATGGAAAGTTAGTCACAAAAATGGACTCTGGCCCAAGTGTAAATAGAAGTATATTCACAGCAACCCCTTATGGGTACAACATAGCTATGAATCTCACATCTACCCAAGTTGATATTTTAGATACTTTTTATTATACTGAATGTAAAAATGGGGTAGTCTCCTTTGAATGGATTCACCCCCGTAGATATACTAGTGCTGATATGAGATTTACATCACTACCTAGTATATCTAATGCAGGATATGATAACTTTATGGTATCCTTTAGTGTGGAGATATTACCGTGAGAACAATAAGTAATGAAGTAAAGCAAGACATACAAAAACAATCTATAGAAAATTTATATTTAACTTTAATAGAACTAAAGTATACTGTTGATGGGACTGACGAAACTTTTTATATGGTAAACAATCACCAAGCTATTATAAGTAATACTAAAACTTATTTACCCTTAGCTTTTTCATTTATCATTCCCCAAGATAGTGAAGGTTCTAGAGGGGCTAGTATTACTATTGATAATGTGGACAGAAGAATATCTGCGTTTGCTTTGAGTGTCCCTCAAAATACTAAAATTCATATGACTGAACATTTATTAGATGTGAGTGCGGTTGACTCTGGTTCAGATGCGGGGATAGAAATATCAAGGGACTATATCCTTAAAAATGTAGTGGTAACAAGAGCGACTGTAGCTGGGGAATTAACTTATTTAGAATACCTACAGTATCGCTACCCGTATCTTATTAAGACACCGAGTAGATTCCCTGGAGTGTTCTAACTAATGCTCTAGTGGGCTTCTCAGCCCCCTTAGAATGGAGAATAGCATGGACATACGCTTCATAGGAATCCCCTATAAACTACATGGAAGAAATTATGATGGTTGTGACTGTTATGGACTTGTATATTTATATATGAAGTCCAAGGGCTATACCTTGCCTAAATACGACTTTTCCTATACACTAGAAACTAGCAAAGAAGAGATTACAGTGGATAGAGCCTTGTTATTGGGTACTAAACTTGACGAACCTACGGAATTAGCTATAGTACTTTTTTATAGAAGAAGTCGTCCAGTGCATGTAGGGGTATACACGCAAGGCGGTGTGCTCCACACATCAGAGCAGCGAGATAGTGTGTTTGAACACATAAATTCTCCTAAGCTACAAAGATTTTCAAAAATGGAGTATTACAGTGTCAGTAAAAGTTATTATACAGCCCAATCCCTTTAAGGTAGAATATGAAATAAAAGAATATACAGCCCAACAATACTCCATTAAGGAGTTATTTGACTTACAAGATATCGGGCTTCCTGTTGAAAACTGTATTGTTATTCTTAATGATATTTCTATTACCGATTATGATATAATTCCATTTGAAAATGATACACTTATTATTAGGGCATTTCCAGCAGGAGAAGGGCGTATAGGAACTATCTTTAAAGGTATAGGGGTTGGTTTACTAGGAGGCGCTGGGGCAGGCGCTGGTATTGGGGCTATTTTTGGGCCTCCTGGAGCTCTAATAGGGGGAATTATTGGAGGTGTTATTGGCGCTGTTTCTGGGGGAATAAGTGCTGGCCGTCTTTATGATTCTACCCAAGCTATCGATCCTACACACACTATGGAAGGCAAGCGAAATAGTGGTGAGCAATATGCAATTGTTCCTGTAGTATATGGCACTACAAAAATGAGCCCTTCATATGGTGGAAATGATTTCACCACTACAACAGGTGAAGGTGCAGATGCAGAAATATTTCTACATCAATTATATGTATTAGGCTACCAACCTACTATTTTGGAACAACTTATTATCAAAGGTTCTGTTGCTATAGAAAGAATTAGAAGTACATTTATGGCTACATTTTCAGGAAGCACAGTTACAGCCGTGGGTAAATTTACTGATATAGTTGTTGGGATGAGGGTATTAATTGAAGGCGTTGTAAATTATGGAGAATACTCTGTAGTTACGGCAACCTCAGACACTATAACTTTAGACAAAGCTGTAGTGAGTGGTACTGAAAGCATTACCTTTAGTTTTTTAGAAAATACAGGAATTTATTCTGACTTATTTATTGAATTTAGGTATGATGGAACTATGCCTAATAATTACCCTCATCAAGTAACACAAGCCTCATTAAACCAATCTTGCATGTATAATTCCCCTATATTTTACACCACCCCTGCAAGTGTAAAAGAAGCATTTGTAAATATCGGGTTTATGAGTGGTTTAATAGAAATAACTAACAGCAACAAAATGGAAGCAACCTCAGTTAAATACACAATAGAGTATAAAGAAGTTACTGACACTGAGTGGATTGTCGCTGAGACTAATACTGCAAAGGGTAAAACTAGAGAAGCATATCGAAGAGAAGCTCACATATACTTTCCTGTAATAGGTAGGTATGATATGAGAATTACTAGGACAAGTACTGATAATGTTGGTACTGGTATTTCTGATAATATGACGTTATTGAATGTTCGTACATACAAACTAGATACAGACGGCAACAATATAAATCCAGTAGCCACAGATGTAGCTAGCAACTTAGTACTTATGGCACTTAAAATAAAAGCAAGTGAGCAACTTTCTGGTAGTATTACTGATTTGCAAACTGTAGTTACTAGATGGGTAAAAGAATATGATTCTACTATTGTGTCTGCTAATGAAGAAGATAAGTGGATAGTAAGAGAAAGTCACAATCCTGCTAGTATGTATATTGATGCTGTAACTAATCCTTTGTTAAACCAATACCCTATACCCTTTGATGCATTACACTTTAACTTCCCTGCGTTAGTTGCTTTTTATGAATGGTGTGATAAAGGAAACCCCGATGTGAATCCTGATGGCAGTGTGGGGGTAAATTACTCATGTAATGGATTGTTAAGTACGGAGACAACTTTACAAGAGGAATTAAAAAATATAGTAGGAGTAGCTAGAGCAGAATTTGCTATAATAGATGGGAAGTATACAGTAATACATGATATACCAAGAAGTACACCTGTGCAAATGTTTACTGCTAGAAATATGTTAGCGGATAGTTTTTCTGCTTCAAGAAGCTATGAAGACATTCCCGAATCTATAGAGGTTACTTTTATTGATAAAGAAGCTGTGTATACTACAAACACAATTCAAATACCTCCTGATATAGAAAAGAAAACAGATCCTATAACATTAGGATATATAGACAACTATGCTCAAGCATATGCTATAGGTAAATATGTGTATAATTCTAGGCTTCTTCAAGATAGAGGATACGTATTTACAGTAAGTTTGGATGCACTTGTAGCCACCAGAGGCGATAGAATACTAGTTCAGCATGATGCTTCTTTACTTGGGCTGTCTACAGGGAGAGTAAAATCTACTACAATAGTTGGGGGATTGATTTCTACTTTATTGGTTGATGAAGTGTGTACGATGGAACTTGGTAAGAACTATGGCATTGTAGTAAGAACAGGAACTACTATCAACAGATATAAAATAGATACTTACAACGGAGAAACTAACACACTTATATTGAACGAGTCTGTACCAGAGGGAGAAATTTTAGCAGGTGATTTATTTAGTTTTGGTATTGCAGAAGCAGAAGTAGTTGATTGCCTTATTACTGATATAACTTATGACGAGAATGGGAATGGTAGAATTTCAGCAGTAATTTATAATGAGACTATGTATGATTTGGGGCAAATACCAGAGTGGGAATCTCTACTCACTATTACCAATGAAAAAACTCCTAGAGTAGATATATCTACATATGGGGATGTGGATGCCACGCTATCTCAAATAATTAGTGTACAAAACAACAGTAGTAATGTGAGAATATTTCAAACTAGACCAGTCCCTCCTTATACTGAGGGAGATTTGTGGTTAGTAGGTTCACTAATATATGATTGTGCTATTTCCAAAAGAGTGAGTACGTCCTTCGAGCAAATAGATTGGAGATTGAGAGGTTCTTCTGCTTTTGATTTATTGAACACAGACACATTTAATGAACCTAATCCTCAACACAGATGGGAACATATTGGGGGCAGTGCCTTACCTTATAACCTATTGCAGACTACTGCTTATGAAGTTACTAGTGGAGAAGCTACAAGAGCTGAATTACTAGTAGACGATGAAGTGGATTGGGAAAGTGAAGAATACCTAGCTGCTGTAACAGTAGATGCAAGTGGTTTAAGCGAAGTTATTACTAGTGGAAATATGACTACTGCTCACATAGTTGGTAGATATGGGATGAGTGGTTATATGGGCGAAACATATACCAACCTTGTTGTTAGCCCTGATAATCCCACAACACAAGATGTAGTTATATCAGCAGGGGCAGTGGTAATACAATGTTATAGGGGTACTATCACAACTTCATATGGTGTAGCTAGTTATGGCAATCCACTTGTATTTGTAAGTACAGGGGAAACTTTAACTTTAACAATGGATTCAGTTAAATATGGGATGTTATCTGAAACAGCATTTGTACCCCCTTATATTAGTGGGACATTCACAGCTAATTATGATACATTTGCTATTACGAGTACTAGGTTGGAATTAACCACAGAAATTAGTAATATGCCAGATGAGGGTGTGTTCTATGGAATGTTACAACTCTACGGTGATGCTGATAATTATATCAATCTGCAACTAATGGCTGGTGGGATATATATTTATATAAAGGCTACTGGTGGCGAATATGCAGGTACACAGGTGCTTGCAGAAGGGGCTCATGTATTCACGATAGATTGGGCTACTACAGTTACATTATCTATTGATGGTACAAATTATTATTACACAGAAACAGGAGATAGTTATGGGTATACTTTGTTTGATTCTTACGGGTTTGGCCCTGATAGTTATGGTTATGATGATGCTACTTTGGCTTTCGCCACTGGATTGACTACAATTAATATTGGAAAGGTAGATACTACATATTATAATAATATAGTAACGGAGATAGAGGTATAAATGATAAAGAAATATGACAATTTAGATAATAATTATTTGCAAGGCGATGGGTCAATACCAGTAGCTTTAAATAATGCAATCCCATTAACAATAACTGAGGGGGAAATACGCCAATCCTTATCGTTAAAAGATTATACTAAAATAGCTTTCGTAGCAGAAAACAACACTACAGTAGACATAGATTTCTTATCTATGATAGGAACAGGGGATAGTGCTTCTACTATGGAAATAGTGAAAGATGTTACTGCTTCTTCTGGGTATGCTTTAAAGCTCACAGGAGCGCAGACAATCATCTTTGGCACTCCGACTAGTTATGTACCCAACTTACTAAAGAAACTCACTGTGAAGGCTCGTAGGGACACTGGAAACGTAAATACGTTATCTGCCTCTTTAGTTGCTTACAAAGAGAAGAACTTCCTCAATAAAGATGGGAATCCTTTATTAACTAACTATCCTAAAATTACTTTAAACGATGAAGTACTCACAGATGCGTATGCTACATATATAGGTTTTGTCTCAGGGACAGGGAGTGCCTTTGTAGAGGGAAGTACTACCGCAGATAACCCTAGTAACATGCCTACTGGCACTGATGAAGTTGCTATGATATTGGATTCATCTGGGGGTGTGTTTTATGTGGATGTAATCTCACTAGAAGAAGTGCCTAATAGTATTAGAGAAATACCTGATGGCACTGGCGTATATAATATGGTTGCAGATATTTCTAGTGATAATCGGATTGCTCCTTCTGAGAAGCAAGTATTCAAAATACAATATGATTCTATTGTAGCTGAATACATAGTTGCTATAAGACTTGCCGATGCAAGAGATGTAACTACAACTGATTACATAACTGCTTATGATGCATTAATAACATATGTCTCCACAAATAGTATTTTAGATGATTTAACTGTTTCTACTGCTATTATAGGATCAGCGTTTAGAGCTGTGGTTGCTACTTATTTGTTAGCTAAAGCAGAGTTAGATGAAGCTATAAGTGACTTTGATGCAAGAGGCTTAACACTTATTTCAAATAGTTCTGCTATTCAAATATCTGATAGAGGGGTGCTTTTAACTACGGATATTTTGTTTACTGTTGGTGTAAAATTACTAGATATAGACAATGTTGTATGGAGCACAACTAGTGGTACACTTTCTGTGGTTGATGATAATAACCAAATACTTGATTGTACTACTATGGTAGGCGATTCTGTTATTGTTAGTGTAACTTGTGGGGGATATACTTCATCTATTACTAGTACGAAAATGTATGCCACCCCAATCAAAGGAGAATATTTAGGCACATTAGAAGAAGAACCAGATGTGAATACTGGTGCAGATGGAGAACCACTTGTTGATGGTGACTATTTCCTCTATATAGGCACAACTGATGCAGATTTTACAGAAAACCACATATATGCAAGGGTTGGGGAAAGTTGGGATGATACATTAGAAAACAAGTATATCCAAGGAGAACTTTTGACAGATGCACTCGACATAGCTAAAGACTCAAAAACAACAATGTACGCTGCTACTGCTTTTTTAGATAAATTGTATGCTAATAAAGTATATATAACAAAAGAACTTAATGTACATTATGAAGAAACTGATGGAATCCCCTCACAGGGGATGAAAGTAGAGGCTGACGGTATATTAAAAGCAGTAGGTGCTTTTTTAGTTGGTGCAGATATAAGAGGGTTAATAACATCAGATCCTTTGAGTACGCAGAAAACGGTTGATTCGGGGCTATCAGCAAGCGCTGTAAGCCCAACTAATACATTATGGAGTGAAGCTAATTTTTATGCTAATTTTCCCGTTGATGTATCGAGAGAATTGCAAAGCGTTACCTTTTCTTACCTTAGTTCGAGCTATACAAAAGCTACTAAGGTAGTAAATCAACAGTTAATTTATTCGGAGTCTCTCGGCCCTAGTATTAGTGTTACTCAATGGCTTGGTACTAGTAATCAACTAATTAAAGAATGGACAGTACCTAGTGGTATGCCGAACGGTGATGAGACTGCCAATTATGTAAAAATAAAAATTGATGCTGGAAACCACCTTGCTGGAATTAGTTTTATTAATGTATATAGGGGTGGTTCACTAGTTTTAACTTATAGTGGTGGTTCATGGGGTGGAAATTATAGTATACCTATAAGTTCTACTTATCTTCATCCTGGGGATGTAATCAAAATGTATTGGAACGCCAGTTCATTTACCTTTGGTTTAAGTGTGACAGCAACTTATACAAGAGTACAATCTATAGGGTATTATACAGGTATTGTGGCATTAAAATCTGACAATACTACGGAAATTCTTCCTATGACTAACACAGCAACAAAATATCAAAATTATGCATTTTCTACTTCCTCTCCTGCTTGGAATGTCACTAGTATTATGGATAGAAAATCTGGTACCGATGTTTATGATGCCTTTTCTTCTTTCCCTCTTTCCACTTATATACAAACAGACGGAACAATTAACGGAGATGCTTTATCTGGTGTACGTGTTAGTGATAATTATGTGCAATTTTTCTTAGCTAGTGAGGGCGAAGTTTTAATAAATAAGTTTCAGGTTGGTACAACAATAGGGGTGTATTTAACTTTAGCAATGTCAGCTATAGCGACCTATGAGCAGAAAGAAGCGGTATTAACCACTAATATGTACCCAAAAATAAATGGGGACTATGATTTAGGTCAAATTGGTGTAGTTACCCCTGCTGGGCTTGTTGATAGGTTTTATAGGGATTTATACTTAACGGGCACTGGTCACATGGCTACTATCAATACAGGACAAGGTAATTTTGAAATTGGACAAGATGTATTAACAACTAGTGATGTTGAGTTTGCAACAGTTAATACAGGATTTGGGGCGAATGAGGTGTATAGAGTAACATCAGAGGATGCCTCTGTTAGTACTTATCTACCCTCTATTTCTTCGAGAACATACACACTCTCCTCAATGGTGATAGGGGAAACGAAAAGATTCTATGGGAATGTAATCTCAAGGGACGACAACACAGCAAGTATCACTCTTCCAAGTGGGGGTGTTTTTGGTTCAACTTTTTCTGATAACTATCTTTCAGGAGGAAGCATTGTTTATGAGCAAACAACACATTCGTATGAGAGTACGAATGTAGCAGGTATTGTATGGAGGATATCATAATGAAATACACAATAATTCGCAATGAAAATGATTATGTAATAAACGCAGATGAAAATGGCAATGGTGGATACAATGTAGTACCTAAATCAGTTGACCCATACAACAAATATGACATAGAAGATGTGAGGGCTTACGTTTTAGAACATCCAGAAGATGTATTAGACTTTGAAGCATTGCAACAAGAATTGTTAGTAGAACAAGTTAAGTCTACTCGTGGTAAGCTTATCAACGACACTGTATGGCGTGTGCAACGCTATGAGAGTGAAACAAGATTAGGTATTACTACAACAGATAACATTACAAATATTGACGAGTACATCCAAGCACTCAGAGATATCCCACAGCAAGAAGGGTTTCCAACTGATATTATCTGGCCAACCCTTCCTTGATTTTTCTTTTAGTATCTGATATAATACTCAACAGAAGCCAGAACTTATCATGTACAAAAATTACTATAAGAGGATAAGCAATGGAAACACAACAACTATTAAACGAAAAGATTACTAAAAATGAAGAAGGTGTGCAAAAACTTATAGAAAAATACCACACTGACCATGTTGAAACTGAAAAGCAACGATACCAAATAGAACAGTTATATTTAAAACTAGGAAATGGGTGGAGCGGTAAAATACAAAATGGAGTGGAAATTCTTCAACGCAGAGTAAACGATTTGGAAAAAAATAATATACAAATTAACAACAAATTAGACAATCTATCAATACATATACAAAACATAAAAGACAAACCAAAAGCCACAGTACTAAGAGTAAAAGATACACTCTATATTACTATGGCTATAATTACTGTAGGAAGTGTTGTTCTAAGTGCTATGGGGGTATTATAATGGAAAAAGTAAGTTACTTTCTCAACTCTATGTTGCCTAAAAAATTTATACTGTGGGTTATTTGTTTAGTATTGTTTATGTTTGCTTTGCTGGATGCAGGACAATTTACTACTATTACAGTAGCATATATTGCAGCAAACACCATAGCCAAGTATACACCTAAAGCCAAAGCGTTTGCTGACCAAATTAAGAAAAACGAAAATCACTAGTTTTATACCAAGTAGAGTTTTTTTGGTTAAGTTTACCTCCAAATAAGTCTATATATTCATTACCATCAATATCGATAGGCTTCCCTATGTTATTTTTTACCCATGTTAAGGATAACTCTTCTAGTGTAGATTGCATACAGTCTGCATCATCATATAGATTTATAAAGAACGCATGATCTGGCACTAATTTATCTTCTACCAAGGGAAAGATGTAGGTGTACTTTAGTAATATGGAATCAAAACTAGCTGTAGTTAAGTTGTCGTATTCTCCTGTAGAATATGTTAGTTTTATGTCTCGTACAATGTCCCCCCTAGATATTTCTCTAGGGAAGAGGGTAATACGTTTTAGTATTTCATAATCTAGTTTTGTTATTACTTTCATCTGGTATCACCATCTCCTTTGATAACCCCTCTTGCAAGCCTATCTTGGAGTTTAGCAATATTCATTTCCATTATCTCTTCTATAGTAGTTTCTATACTATTAACACTTAAAAACGCAAGTATATCATAGAGTGTAATTGATAAATAACCCCATAACCTATTTTTATATTCTTTTGACATTGCTCCACCCATATCTCTGTAAGTTTTTTTTAGTATTTTTAATGGTAGAGTGTTCACATAAGAAACAACTTCTATTTCTGTAAATCTCTGCTTTAGTTCTTCCATGGTAATCCCTGTTTCAATAGCAATGCTTGCTATATAGAAGAGTACGTCCCCAGCTTCTTTTACTATATCACTTTCTGAGTTTGCTGTAAATAGTTCTTCTTTCTCTTCTAACAACCCACAGATAGAACACATTAGTCTCAAATTAACTGTTGCTGTCTGTGGTCTAATCTCTACCGTCTTTGTTGCTTCTTGATATTCATTGTATGTCATATTATTCCCCTTAGTATCCCGCATCATCAAGTTTACTATGTAACTTATCCCAATAATCTACACTTTGAGATGTCTTTTCCCAATTAAAAGAGTGCAGTAAAATTAAAGAAAGTTTGTCACTAATTAAATTTATACTTCCTTCACTCTTATACGCTAGCGTAATTGTTAAATTAATTCTTTCATCTTTGGTTAGTATATCCCACCCTTCTTTTTCTGCAAGTTCTAATATAATTTCTATAACTGTTAATTTCATTTTTCTACTCCTTTAATTTATTGTTATCCATATTAAGAATGGCACAAATAAGAAAAAAGAGATTAGTTCTGCAAACACATCTTCATTTTCTTCTGCTTCTAACAACCCTCTAATCGCCCCTATAGTAAGTAAAAGCACCAACCCCATTCCATAAATAAGTTTAAACACTATACTCCCTCTTTTACCTTTGACACTTGCCCATCTTTGTATACCTCTAGCACTAAGTCTGCTTGCTGTATGTAGTTATCATTATGACTTACCATAATAATTTGTAAGCCAAGTTGCTCACTCAATTTACTTAATAATTCTGCTACCTTTAATTGGTACTGCTTGGACACAAATCTAAATGGCTCATCAAATACCAACACATTATCTGTTGTCCCTAAACTCCATAGAGCTATTCTACTAGCAAAACTAGCAATGTCTACTGCTCCCCCACCAGCTTCTTCTATAGGCTTTATCCTCTGCCCATCTCTTACGAAGTAAATATCACATTCAGTTTTGTTTCTTCGTGGGACAAAGTCTAATTCTAATTTGTAAGGATTGTCCATGATAGTTTCCAATGCCATAGTGATAATATCTTCTATGTGCACTTTCACCTGTCCTTGGGTTGCTTGTGCTACTTTCTGAATGAACGCTAGGGCTTCCTCTGCATAGATGAGCGTTTGCTTAGTGGCATCTAATGTATCTTTGTATGTATTCTGTCTTTTTACTAAAGTGCCTTTGTAGCCGTGTTCTCTCTCTAGTTTAAGCCTATACGCTCCAATCATATTTATCTAGCTCCTTTTCTATTTTATCTAATTCTAAACTAATCTTTTGTTGCTTAGTAAGAAGTTCTTCCCTTTTAATGGGAGCTTCCTCTACAGAACAGTTAAACTCAGTTTGCAATCTTTCCTGTAAGCTCTCTAACTTACCTTCATCCCTAGCTAATTGCTCTTTCTTATTTGCAATAATCTTCTTTCTTTTTTCATACTCTTGTACATCAAACATAATCACTCCTTCTCTTTTAACGTATTATTCAAAGCTCTAAAAATGAGCTCTTGCACTTCTTTACTTACTTCCGTTGTATCTAATGTCGTTCTTATATTGTCTGTGAAACTAAGTCCTATCTCTTGGCTTACTTTTACTCTTTCAACAAATGCAGTAATCCTATCATTTCTGGCTTTCTCTACTAATAGATATTCTTCTTCCACATTATCTAGGGTATAGGGAACATCTATAGCAGTTACTTCTCCCTCTTCATATAAATATATCTTAGGAGTAGTGTGTTTTTTATCCCCTGTTAACCTAAATATACCTCCACCATTAATTAGTATTTTACCCTCATATTCTGTAACAAATGCCATATGATTATCACCACTTAATATGATGTCATAATCAAACTTCTCTAATAAGGTTTGAGCCTTAACAGCAGTTGGCAGATATGCTGGTGGGTTGTGCGGAAATACTAAGGTGTGTATCATAGCCATACCTGTTCCATTCTCTATCTTTTGTCCGTATTGAAAAGCAGTTACTTGCATACCTTCAAACTCCATACTTTCTACATGTTGTATTACCCCTGCTTGATATAACACCCAATAACTAGATGTTTTTAGGTGTGCAATAGAATGGTAATTCATATCGTGATTTCCAGCACTAGTGTAGATAGGATATTTAGTTTTCTTTAATTCCCTTATTAGCATATTCTCCATTTTTTGACTGATCGATCCTTTGTCCAAGACATCTCCTGGAACAAACAAAGGACATTTGTGAAAGTTAATTTGCTCTACCAACCATTTAACTCTTTCTTCCTGTGTAGCATAAAAATTATCTACCCTACATCTAGGGGTAGTATCCATAAAATGAAAATCACTTCCCACTAAAAATTTCATTCTCCCACCTTTTGCCCACATATGGGACATACATCACCAATCATTTCTTTAATCTCTTGTTCTTCTTTCTTAATAGTAGCCTTGCCTTCTTTTAGTGACTTAGTGTAGTTTACCACATCGTTATATACAGTGTCAAGCACTTTTATATTTTTATTAGTACTCTGTAATTTACCCACTAATTCATCTGTGTTGCTTGTATTAATGGAAGTTAGTTTCTTTGTACTATTTACCCTTACTTTAAGTTTCTTTAATTCTGTAGTTAAACTATTTAATAATGTAAGTTGGGTTTTAATCTCAGTATAGTTTTTCACATATTTATCTGTTGCAAATACAGCAATGTTAGTATAAGGTTTTTGTACTAAAATTTTAGCTTCTAGTGCCTTTGCATCCTTGATGTATGTATCCACCGTAGAGGCTCTCTGGTGGACTTCTTTGTGTGAAAGGTATAGTTTGTACCAATCATCGAGAAAAGCGGCTGACGAGGCTGTGAGGGCACTCTGTTTCAAAGAATCTTGTACCCTTCTAATGTCCAAATCCAAAGCATCTATTCTACCTATTTTTTCTACTAGAACAGCCTCTACTTCCTCTAACAATTCGCCTGTTTCTACTAGTGTAGTAATTCCATCTAAATTTATAGAATCTATCTCTTCTGTAATCTGTGCCAACTCATACTCTATACGTTTTTTATCTGCTGCTTTTATCTTTGTATAGCCATTGATATTCTTTAGTGTAGAATCAATATCATCTAACTTAACAATTTTATTAAGCATCCTAGCTACTTCCCCTGCTGTCTCTGTGAGTAAGAAAGGCATATCTAGTTGGTATTGGCTATTTATCTCATCTAAGTTAAGGGCATCTATTACCTCTTGGGGAACTGCTACACCACTATCCAATTCAAAGTTTTTGCCCCCAACTGTACCAGTATATTTGTTAGTTGCCCCAAATTTCTCTCTTTCCACTATACTGGTATCTGTGACAATTGTGACGATACAAGGGGCTATCTGCTTGCCATCAACAAAGGCACTGTGGTTTACTATACTGTCTCCTGTTGGTCTGTTAGTTAATACCCACTTTAATGCTCTTATGCAAGCTGTTTTCCCACTATCAGTTTTGCCTGTGATAGCATTTACCCCTTTATGGAAATTGATAGTGGTGTCTACGTGTGCTTGGAAATTCCTTAGTCTAATACTTTTTATCATAATCCTACCCCTATAATAAAGCCTATGGCTAATGCCGAGGCTACGCTAGTTATTAATGCTAATATAGGTATGCCACTCTTAGGGGGTTCAGTGAAACTATAAATAATATCTTGTTTCATTGGTACTGACCAACTAAAAGTACCGTGTTTGATTAGTATGTTTGTCACTGGGGTAATTACTAAATCATTGTCAATCAATAGATATTCTATATGTGGTATAGTGAGTTGTGGTATTGTGTGCTCTAGTACATCATATTTAATAACTAGATCCCTTACCACCTCATATTTGACTGAATCTAAATAATTATCTGCTTGTTCCATAGTCAATGGTTTGTATACAGTAGCGGATAATTGGAATACACACATCAGTATAATGAGTGTCATAATTACTTTCTTCATTTCGTTCTCCTATTTCTTCATTCTACTCTATCTTATTGCTTCTTGTCAACCTTTTTCTTGTAACTATTTTCTATCGGAGTAGTATTTTTTCTATCTACAGTTTCGTGGTTTATTGTTCCCTCTCCTACGTCATATTCAGTTGAGTGTCCTGCCCCTGTAATCGTATTATCTTCATATTGTTCTGGTATATCTATTTCATCACCTTCATCATTAGTTACTTTATCATCTTTTCGTTTATATCCCCTATCTTTTAAAAAGAAGTATTCTTTTACCGATGTAAATAATTTACTTGTATTAAATTTATTAACAGTAACTATAGAGATAATTGCTACCCCTATAATTGCTAATATTCCTATAATCCATTTTATATATTTCATTATTGCCTTCCTTGATATGCTTCATACACTAGATTATGTTTTGTATATTTATTCCAATGTTCCACTACATCTTCAACAGCTTGTTCTTTCGTGTTGTATTTTCCATAGGGAGTATAATCACATAGATACCATTTACCTTTAATTAGTATAGTACACACAACATGGCTATCTTTTATTAAGTGTTCTCTAGTAGTAATTATGTACTCCTGGAACTCATAGCCATTGTGTATAGCCCATACAGCCCATATTCTAGCCCATTGGTCGCAGTCTCTATTTTTTTCTGTGGTAGCAAAAAAACTATTAGGATTATCGAAATTAAACGCATGGTCTATTAACCCTCCAAGCCTATCCATTTTATACCCGTATACGTTGATTACTTTGCTAAAGTCATACAAGGATAAATTCTTTATTGTGCCCCATGTATCTATAGGATTGTGGACACCAAACCTATCGTTTAGTCCTTTTTCAATAAATGGGCGTATGAATTTAACATACACCCTGAATAGTTTTTCTTTCATGAAAGCCCCTCTTTATGGTGAGACATGTCCCTTAGTCCTATAGCTTTTGCTATAATATGTTCTAAGATAGCCCCACCACTAAATGTAGTATCGTTTACTGTGTAGATAGCATCGCAATTTAGAAGTGCTCGAATACTTTCTTTCATAAACTCTTCGTAGGTTCTACACCCAAGATACTTATTGTGTGCCACAGGGTTGTGTACCTCAAACCCACCATTTATTAATACCCGTTCCTTATCGCTGAACTCTTTTTCGTACTTGTCGAGGTTATTCGAAATAGCCTCACTTAGATATATTTTCATCTATTGACCCTCTCTGTAAAATTCTGCCTCTATTTCATCTATATCATCTACTAGTGTTTCTTGTATTTTGGTACAATCAGATTTATGTAGTTTGTAAAACTCATCGCCAGTTACCACATAAAGTTTTTTATTGAACTCTTCAACCTCAAACTCTTCCCCTAGTTTATCTGCGTACCACAACCTATCTTCTTTTGCTTTTTTAACTCTAACTTTCATTTAGTTTCCCCTTTAATTTTATGTTCTCTTCTATTAAAGAAAAGAACGCTTCTGCATCTAATATTGCTATTGGTTGGCTACGGTTTTTCTTATGTATAACCAACCACTCTCTTCCCTTTACTGTATTAGCTGATGCTTGCTCTATATAGGCGTATACTGATATCTTCTCTTGATTCTTACACTCTATATCGAATGGGAATTTGTCATGTAACTCTTTATCTCTAAAGTAGATATCTGTGCCTGCCTGCCCCATCTCTCTACTGTGAATCTTACACAAATCATCTTGCTGGTTGAACTCTATTCCAAATACTTTGCCTAATCTTTTAGCCACCCAATATTGTAAATTTCTACCCTTAGCTTTTCTTGAAGCAACAGTACTAGCCATTCTTCTAACTCCTTAATAGTAAGTATATACTATATCCATAATTACTACTAGTTAGAATCTCGACTTCCGTCTATTCACCATCTTGCTTTCAGCCTCTTCCCACTTATCTATTACTCGTTTCTTTAACTCAGGTTCTAGTTCACCGTCATAAATAAAATCACACAATTCATCCCTAGTGTATAATCCACCATCCCAATCTAATTTATCTCTCTTAGTTGGTCTAAGTTTGTATGACTTATCAGTCCTTAAATCATATAAGTAATCGATATTACTAGCAATATCGTCTACTCCAATAGAGAAATCTATGGTAATAACTCCCTTTCTATACGGACGAGGTGTTTTGCTCTTCTCAGTTTCACATACAATAACTCCACCAGCACGTAAGCCACTATCTGCATCTTCCATCTCTTTCTTCTGCACTGCTGCAAGCCATTCTACTGAGTGGCAATAGAATTGTAGGGCTCTACCCCCTGCTCTTGTTTGTTTCTTCTCGAACATAGTAGCATTAATTTTATCCCTTACTTGTGAGATTATTAGTAATACTATGTTCGATCCTTCTATTCTCCTGGACACATCGGGAAAGAACTCTTGTGATAAGAACTTGGCTTTGTCCATAGCATATGTGCCTTCCTTGAAGTCTTTGCCATCTTCAAACTTTTTATATCTATCATCCCCTCGTTGGATAGTAGCTGCACTAGTAATACTATCTAAGCTATCTACTATATACATCCCTATCTGTCCTTTTTTTAAAGTACTATCGAACAGTCTAATATTATTGTACAGTTCCTCTACAGTTTCAGAGGTAAGGGAATCTTTTGTAATGAGAGGTTTCTTCATTCTATACATTATGTCTGTTCGGAAAGTATTTCCTTTTTCGGCATCATCGTAGTTCCATGCAAACTTATCGCCCAAGACAAAATGATTTGCCACAACACTTTGAGTTGCTAGGAGAGATTTCCCAAAAGTACTGTCTGCTACCAAGTTATATATTTTTCCTACTTTGTATCCAAAACAATCTTTATTTCCCCCTAGTACTAAATCTCTTAGAGTACATCCCGTAGTGATATATTGTGGTTTTTCTTTCACCCTAATAATTTGATCTTCAATCTTTGCTTTAGCTTTAGCCATAATTTCTCCTTTACATAAAGAACGCTATTTCTCTTTCTTTCTGTGCTTTTTTTATTCTATTTTCTGCTATTTTGAAATATCCCTGATCTAATTCAATGCCTATGAAGTTTCTGCCTGTATTTACTGAGGCTACTCCAGTAGTCCCACTTCCCATAGTAAAATCAAGAACGGTTTCACCTTCGTTTGTGTAGGTCTTGATAAGATACTCCATGAGCTTGACGGGCTTTTGGGTTGGGTGGACTTGCTCTCTAGTATAGTTGTTATTAAAATATATAATCCGCTTGGGATATCTCATTCCATCGTCTATTTGCTCAAAGTCTTTTTCTTGACCATAACAGTCAGATTTTGTTCTTTTTGCTAGACCTCTTTTATACAACATCTCCGCTATACTTTTCTGCGGATTGTATGTACATTGGGTTCCATAAAAAACACTAATTAGCTCATTATCATTTAATGGTTGTTTCTTAGCATTAAGAAAACCAGTAGCCTTGTTTTTCTCCCACACCCAATCATACTTATAGTTCTTGATATTCGACATTCTCAATGCACTAGAAAAAGGCTCACTTCCAAACAGCACTATTGCACCATTCGGTTTAATCAATTTATTCAATCTTTCCCACATTGCATCAAACGGTATGATACTATCCCACTTACACGCTGTAGTTCCGTTCAGTAGGGTGGATCACAAATAATTGCGTCCACCCTAACCCCCTCTTCTATTAGTTTATCCATTTCTTGTAGGCAGTCACCTTGTAGCAATCTCATTTATATACTCCTTATGAAAAATAAAGGGGGCTATACACCCCCATTAAAAGTTACGATATACTCGCTAGAATACACTTACGGGAAAGTGTTTTATTTTCTTTAGCACACTTTTGGCAAGTCTCTTCTGTAGGGTCACCATCTACTCCGTAGGTAAGCCCGTGTGGACATAGCTCAGCTTTACCTTTAGGTTTGGTAGGGGCTTCTTCTTCTTCGTCCTCATCTTCCTCTACTTCGGGTGCTTTAGGTTTTCTAGCCCGTTTCTTAGAAGCTGGCGGTGGAGTATCTTCTTCCTCTTCCTCATCATCTGGTTCTTCATACTCCTCTTCCTCATCATCCTCTTCTTCCTGCACCTTAGCTTTACCTTTCTTGAAACGTGAAGCCTTAGATTTCTTGGTAGATTTCTCTTCCTCTTCATCAGTTGTATCCTCACTAGCAATAATTTTAGTTTCACTAAGCATAGCCGCAATCTCTTCATATGTGTGTATTTTAAGTAATGAGTCAAGTTTATGTGATTCATTGATAATTTCATCATCATAAGGTTCGTCTCTTTCTGTGAAACTAAAGGATTTGAACTCTAAGTAAGTGTGTTTGCTATTACCAATTGGTTTTGGTCTACCACTAAAGAACACACTCTTGCCTTCATCTGGTGTGGTAAAGTCAATAGGGTCGCCATTCTCATCCCCTTCCATAGATTCTTCAATAAGTTCTTTAGCAAATAAATACTGTGATTCATCTAAAATCTGAATATCACCATTATGTTCATCATCCTCATCTTCTTTTAAATTAATAACATTTAACAACACTCTTCTTTGTGGTCTTAGATTATCAATCTCTGTTTGTCGTTCCTTAGCATCTTTAGCTTCGGTTTCCTCTCTATTTAAATCCATAAGAAGGTATCTTTTTTCACAGGCAGGGCATGGTTTTCCACGAGTTTTTTTTGGGCAAATAACTCTATCGCCAGATTGGTTAAAACTCTTGTGGATAAATATTTCAATTTGATAATCTGGTGTGCCTGCTGGCTTGCCTTTGAACAAGTCTGTCCCTCTGTAAAAGGGGATAATATCAATAGCATTTTTCCCATCTTTAGGTTTGTAGATGGATACGTCTCCACCAATGCTAAGATAGCGCTCTCCTGTTACTCCTCCTTTATCTCTCTCATCATATACTTCTCTTGCTCTGCTCTGTAATTGTTGCTTTAGCCCTTTTATAGCCATATTATTTTTCCTCTTTATTATATTTATTATTCAATTTGTTGTTCATTGTGCCACGCACATAGTTTTCTTTTTCATTGTCCACATATCCAGTTGAGTCTTTCGGTTCGGAGTACTGTTCTCTGCCAGTTAGCTTAACTATATTCTCTAAGGATTCTTTTCTCATGTAAAAACCTGCTTCTACCTTTCTAGCTAAACTTACTTCTTTCTTGAGTTCGTTGTATTCCTCCTTTAGTCTAATAACATCAGGGTCATTAGTCACCAAAGCACTGATAGCTTTGTCTGTAATCTTCATATCCCCTGCTAAGGCATATACCCCATTACGAATGTCTAATTCTGTTTTAGCCTCCTTTAAATCTAGTTCATCTTTCTTGTTATCTGTGTCCTCCTGTAAATCTACACCATCTGTAGCATAACTCACATACAACCCTGCTTGGTTTTTCCATTCGTCCACTAAATCAAACTCATTAATCTCTAAATCATCATGGTAATTTCTTTCCATTTTCCTTCCTCCATTTTTTATTTGTTTTCTCAAAATTTCTTTTTATCATTCCATCTGGATTTTTACTATAAGCACTATGAGGTTTACCCTCTGCTACAAATGAATCCCCCAAACTAAACCGTCTAAACTTTTTGTTCATTTTCTACTCCTCCTTAAAAAGGTAAATCATCATATTTAGTATCATACGCTACTTCTTTATTCGTGTCAATGCTTTTATAGAACTTTTTTACTTCTCTACTTAACTTACTATCTCTTTTCTTTATTGGTCTAGCTAACCCTAGTCCATCTATAGAAGTAACTCTGGATAAGCTAGTATATAATTGACCAGAACTAAACGTACCTCTCTCTAAATCTAGATAAATATTTTCTAATGTTAATCCTTGTGTTTTATGTGAAGTCATTGCGTGAGCAACTTTTACTGGAAACTGACTATACTTACCTGTTACTTTGGCAGTTATTTCTTTTGTCTCTTTATCATATTTGAAAGTATACTTTTCCCAAGTGTATTGAGTGATAGTAACTGTACCTTTATTTGTAACCACTTCTATACTGTCATTATTTAATTTACTTACCTTTCCCAGTAATCCATTAAAATATCCCATAATCATATTATTAGCCACAATCATTACTTGCGCCCCTTCTTTCAATATTAACTCTTGAGGCACTATCCTTTCGTTAAAGTTTGTTGCTATACCATAGTATACTTTCTCAGGATTAGGGTTAGCAGTAATATATCTGTCATTTATTTTATCAACAGTTTTATTAGTCATAGCAATATACACCGCATCTCTATCTTGTATAAACTCTTTGTAATCTACTACTTTTTCATTCAAGTAGGCGTAATCTGACAGTATCGCCTCATTGTGCCTAAATCTATTTAATACTTCCTTAAACTCCATATCCTTTTGCCTAAATATTTTATTAAAGTATAGTAGGTGCATATATTTAAACATATCAGCCCCAAAGAAGAACTTAGAATCATACATATCTTCCATATAATTCCTCTCTTCATTGGTGGACAATATAGGGGCTAGTTGACTAGGATCACCCAATAAGATAAACCTAACTGGTTCTCCATCTCTATACATATTAAGTAAGTGAACTATCTTTGTAAGTAAGTCACTATTCACCATGGAAATTTCGTCTATAACCAATGTGTGTAATGCTCTAAACATTTGTACTTTATCTTCCGATACTTTCAATCTATTGACAGGGATAATACTCATGGGGGGAAATCTAAATAAGCTGTGTATAGTTTGAGCTTTAATCCCCTCTGTAGAGGCATTTACTGCTGCAATTCCTGTAGGACAGCATGTTATTGTGTTGTGTGGGTATATTTGTCTATCTGTAATAAGGCTAAGAAACGCAGTTTTCCCTGTTCCACTAGGCCCTATAATACACATATTATCATTGGTATTTGTAAGTATATCTAGAGCTTTTTCTAAATCAGCGTGCATCTCTAAATAACTATATTTATCTGGTAATATCATGTTCCTGCCTTTCCTTTAATTCCTGTTTTGCTTCGTATCTTCTGCGTTTTGCTAATTTAACTTTTACACTTTTTGCTTTGCCTGCTCTAGCTAAATACTTATAATAGTGTCTAGCTAATATAGCATCTATTTCATTACCATTTTTTAACCTTTGTCTATTTCCCATCATGGTAGTTTTTCTCCACAGAAAGGACAATAGGCTATCTCTAAAGAGAGAATCCTGCCTCTTACTTCTTCATTCTTTGCCCACACTTCTAAAAAATTATCTTTAAGATTCACAGCATAAAATAATGACTGAGTTACTTCTTTTTCTTGCTCACAATATGCACACATATTTCTTATCCTTTTAATTTAATTACTCTCTATTACTTGCACTTTCTTATATCGTGCACTTATAGCATCTCATCACAAATTCAGCTTTTGTATCTATATAGCCAACAAATATATCTATAATACTCGCAGCAGTGTGGTGCATCTTACTAGACTTAGGATTCAACAATACTTTCATCATATAATTTAGTATAATCCTCCTGTAGCCCTCTGGTGAGTCCTCTAGCTCGTTTACTATACTAATAGTACTATTCCACCCTTTTTGATATAAAAGCGACTGACAGAGCTTTATGACCCCATTGGTTTCATTTTTAGCATAGTCTAGTAAGGCGAGTTGCTCATCTACACCTACTTCCATAATTGTGTTTAATAATGATAGTGCAATAGCTGTACTTCCACTGGCTTGCTCTATAATATTATCCATTGCATCCTCATTCAATTTCATACTATATTGCTTTGCAACTTTTGCTAAATACATAAATAGTTCTTGTGATTCCACAGGTTTTATTTGATAATGAGTAAACCTTCTCTTTAATGTAGGTATAATTTTACTTGGTTCTGTGGTAGCAATAAACACATACACATGTTCTGGAATGTCCTCAAACGGTTTTAATAATGATTCCTGGAATAGCTTAGTGCTATTGTGAATCTCATCTAAGATAATCACAGTACTCCCGCCATAGGGTTGGTAATTCATTAATTGAATTATTCCTCTAGCATCCTCTATACCCCTAGCATCCCCTATGTTAAATTCATGTATATCTAAATCCATTGCCCCCACTATACCAGAACATATTCGCATGAGTGTTGTTTTACCGCCCCCAGATAATCCTGAGAACATAACACAATGAGGTTTTTGATCTGAATTGAATTTTTCTTTAAGAGACTTGACTGCCTCTTTGTTGCCCAGTACCTCGCTAAATTTCTTTGGGCGAAGTTCTTTTAATAAATCTGCCAATTTCTACTCCTTGTAAATGCTATCTTCGTACTCTGCGATTACTTTGTAAAGATTATCTATTTTTATGTAATCTGGTTCTTGTGATGCAAATGCATCCTCTAATTCTACTAGTGCTTGTTCATAGTTTTGAACGTCCGTAAGTGTCATTTCTTTCCCCTTTATATTAATATAGCTTTTGCTAGTTCAATGTCGATACTGTATCTTGCATCTTTAATATGTATAATCATATTAGATGCTAAAGTATTTATTATTGTTATTGGTTCACCTGTATAACACCCTAACGTAAATAGTAACTTTTCCATATCTTGTTCTTTAGTTTTAATTCCTTTAATTTTGTATTGAATATTTTCCTTTCCCTTGTCTAATGACATTTCTATTTTCCCTTACTCAAACTAATTATTATTGTACTGCTTGACACATGTATATGTACTTCGTTCTCTACAAGCATTATAGCGCTAATAGCCCCTGTGTACAGGTATGTACCAAACCTCTGATTACCTGTAGCAGCTATTAAGGAATGATGAGACGGATTATATATAAGAAAATAGTTTCCTACTTCAAACATAGTTTCATCATACCAATTACTTTCTGCTTCACGTTGTGTAGTGATCCCTTCTATGGCTATGAGTGTATCATACACTTCTTTATTTCGCACTTCTACTCCTTCCTTTCCATAATGCACTATATATACAGTGTAGTGGAAATATTCGTTGCTATTTATTAACTCTACCACAGTACTTATTGAGTGTCAAGCATTATTTTATTGGATTCCGAAAAGAATATTTATCAAATCCATGAGTTGTAGCTTTATCTTTATCATCCATCTTTAAATCAATATCCTTATCATTTTGTAATGAAGAAATATATGTTTGAATATTGTTCCATATTTCTACTTCCTTCTATGTACTAATTTGGAGCAAGTGGGAATCGAACCCACTTCCAACTATTTCTCTTTCAAGACTTAATAGTTGTCGAAACCAATTTTACCCCCGTAAATCTCTTATCTTATATAATCGTCAATTGCTTTCTGGGCAGCAGTAAGCGCCAGTTGAAGTTCTACTAGCTTAGTGTCTTCTTCCAGTATTGCGTGCATAAAACCTTGGGGTAACACGTCACCATCCACCATTGCAACATACGGATATAGGGCTTCATCAAAATATCCCAAAAATAGTGCTTTATCTGCAAATTGCTTCTCAATGTCCCAGACTGTGACTCTATCACCTCGGGCAAGCACACGAACAAAGTCTTTTGAGTCTACGTACCACGAGCGCCCATTTGGGTCGTCCGCAAATAGTACATCGTACTTACCTGGACATTTCTCACTAAAGACAACAGTGTGCGTCCCTTGTTTTATGTAATCCATCTCACCATCACTACGAAAGTAATCTGGATTACCCCCAACATACTTATAACTCTTTCCTACTTCAAATATCATACCAATTCCTGCTAACAAAAATCTATAAAATTATATATTTTTGAGTTTTATTGCTTCAACCACCCCAATCTCGCATAATGCTACTATTGTTTGTGTAGATGTCCACAATCGTAAATTCCTGTGTTAGCCCACAGTACACATATATAAATGCTTTAAATTGCTACTTTATATATCTTGCAATCCCTAATATTTATACTTGCATTTAAATCCCTATCTAAACTACCACCACACCCACATTTATATACTCTATCACTTAACTTCAAATCAGATTTATATGCTCCGCAAATACTACAAGTTTTACTGCTTGGGTAGAATCTGTCTATAACCCTTACCTCAACATCATATTTGTTGCATTTTTCTATAAGTTTAGTTCTAAAATAATAAAAATTTTGCTTTTGGATAGCTTTGCTCAAATGTCTGTTTTTCATCATACCATTGACATTCAAATCTTCAATAGAAATGTATACAGGTAAATTATTGGCTTTCACAAGTGAATTTACCACAAATTTTACATATTCTTGACGAATATTACGTAACCGCCTATGTAATCTTTGTACTCGTATTCTATTTTTATCTAAATTTTTATTAGACTCCTCCTTTTTTCGAGATCCTAACTTTCTACTGAAAGCTTTTTGTTCTTTTTTTAATTTCTTTTCTAGTGCTTTTATCTTAGCTGTCTTGTTTATATTCTTAAAAGTTCTGCCGTCAGAACATACAGCAAACGTTTTTATCCCTAAATCTATTCCTATTGCTTGTTTCCCTTTCTTGCTAGTATATACCCTATCTTCTTTCACTAAAATAGAAACAAAATACTTATCAGCCTCTTTACTTACTGCACCACTAGATACAACAGCATCCTTAGGTATATATCCAAATTCTTTTAATCTAACAAAGCCTAATGTGGGTATTTTTACCCTATGTCTTTCTATTGCCCAATCTGTATTATTGTTTTTAGGCAAATACATTTTTATGTTAGATACATGCTTTTTCTTGTATTTAGGAAAGCATGCCTTTTTATTAAAAAATAATTTAAATGCCTTTTCAGCATTACATACAGATTGTTTTACTGATTTACTTGATACATCTTTAATCCAAGCATAGGAAGGATTCTCCTTAATAAAAACATTATTTATATATTTACTAAAATCATAGGCACTTATAAACTTTTTAGTAGTTTCGTACTCTTCCTTATTTTTAGAAATATATAGATTATAAATAAAACGACAAACCCCCATAGTCTTGTTTATCTTTGTTTTCTGTTCCTCTGTAGGATTTATTTCTATTTTATATGCTTTCATCATTCTGTAATTTTTCTTTGTACTTTCGTAACCCATATATACGGCAACTGAATACGTGAATAATAGAAATTAAATCTTGAACCATTTCTTCTTGGGGGCTTAGTGTGTCATTATTTACTACCTCTATAATACACCCATGTTTTTCACAAAGAGAGAAAAACCAGTCACACCCAAAACGAACAAATCTATCTTTGTGCGCTATTACTATTCGATCTACACTGCCCTTAATTACTAAATCAAGTAGTACATTCCAATTTTTTCTTTTATAATTTAATCCACTACCTGTATCAGTTAATACATTTACAATGTACCCTTTTGCATTACAATATTGTCTTAAAAAATCTACTTGATTTACCAAATCCTTTTTTTGATTATTACTTGATACTCTTGCATATATATATGTCTCTTTTTTGCTACTAATAGTTTTGTTCATATAACTATTTAATTGCTGTTCTGAATAATAACGAGTACCACCATTTGTAACTTTTTGTGGGGTCAGTTCCCCACTAGCATCCCAATTTCGTAGTGTAGCGGTTGTTACCCCTATCTGTTTTGCAAATTTCCCTATTGAATATAACACCCATACCTCTTAATTAGAGTTTAGTGTATATTTAAGTGTTTGTCAATATAGCTTTCTATATTTTTCTATGTTTTTACAGAATTATAGTAACAGTTTAATTTCTCCTATTTGTAATCATACGGGCCATCATCTGAGCTACACCCCGATATATAGTATATTACTATATTTCTCGTTCTTTGTCAACAGTAAAATTTCACAAATACTACTACTTTTTTGTGAAATTTTACGGTTAGTTTCTTATATGCAATACCATACTATGTAATAGATTACGTTGCTAAGCATAATCTTAAGAATGCGCTATAGCATACTCTCCTGCTCTCTCAATACATCCCGTATTTCCATTAGTATTTTACCTAGCTTGTTTTCCCCTCTGCCATTACATATACCCCAGTAGGTGTCAATCCACCGTCTAGTTGAAGTGCCTCGTCCATCCTTAGGAAAATAGCCTAAACCTTTCCACCAACTTTCCAAAGTCACTCTATGGCTGACTAAACCCTCTTTGTTCCGAAGAGTCCAAAGTGCGATATTCGGAAAGTAGAGGAATCGAACCCCTGACCCCAATTAAGAGGCTACAGATTAGCAATCTGCTCCATTACCGCTCTGGCAACTTTCCAATACGGAAGCGGAGGGATTCGAACCCCCATGTGTTTTACCACGTTAGTTTTCAAGACTAGGGCAATACCAATTCTGCTACACACTTCCAATACTAGTAATAGGAGCCGAGGAGACTCGAACTCCTATCCACTGCCACGTTATGGTGCACCCAGTGCTCTGCCGATTGAGCTACGCCCCCTATTACTATAAGCACTTGGAGAGAATCGAACTCTCTTCACTAGCTTGGAAGGCTAGCGCACAGCCAATATGCCACAAATGCATTTTTACTTTCTCTTACTCTCTTGTTCCGCTTCTAACGTGAACATCGTTGGATACCATCGACTGTTTTCAAGACAGTTTCCCACCATTAGGCTCACTTCCAAAATACTCTTAAAAGCTACAAGTCAGATTCGAACTGACGACACCGAGATTACAAGTCACGTGCTCTGACCAACTGAGCTACTGTAGCAATGGATGGGCAATTTTGTCAATCTCTCTACGGCTACCCCAAATCTCCGTAGTTCATTCGGTAATTATCCGACCTTTAGCATAGACAGGACTTGAACCTGTTTCTCTGTTGTTTACGAAGTGGATATCTTCACCCCCAAACTGGCCAGTGTGGTTATCCTACACCACCATTATGCTACCTTTGTCTTTCCAAAGTGTCGTATTCTACCATGTGAGGGGAGTTGAACCCCTCTGCTGTTAATATTCCTATTAACTTAACGTAACATCTTTGCGGTGTAGAATTTACTCCTATGGAATCGCAGTCTCATTTATCCATCCTCCGCTCTTTTTCTAGGCTATAGATTGCCTAACGTTTAGTACTCCCTACGTACATACATGGTACAGCAATAATTCCCTCTAACTAAAAGCTAGAGCCTAGTATGGGCAAGATTTGAACTCACACAGGTGACCCTACGTATTAAGCCACCACTCCCAGTAACTATTTATTTTCATAGATAGCCACCATACTACCTAGTCTTTCCCAGTGTCCGTAAAGTAAGCAGAAATACTAGTGTTGCTAGTTGGGGAATCCCAAGTCTTTAACTCACCCCATGTGTCCACCACATTCTTACTTTAGCTAGTCTTTCCCAGCAGTCAACTACACTCCCTTTTCCGTTGTAGTTTGGGGCTAACGTTCCCTCATCCACTCCGCCATTTGAGCATTATTAAGAGGCTTGCGAAGAGTTTCGATCCACACGTCTGTGACAAATTAAGATGGACAGGAATTGAACCTGTTTTTAGGTCATGGGCAATCGGCTTTTCCTTTGAGGCTGTTGTTCGCAGTATCTTCCTCTACCGACCATGATTGTGGTTTACCATTCCACTACTCATCTTACCTTAGTCTTTGCTAAGAGTCATTGGTGAGAATTTATAAAACATCCCTACCAAATTCTATATAACCCATGAAATTATGCTTGCATCAGAGGCATCACAGGTGTGCTATTTTAACTTCTTCAAATGCTCTGTTGCTTTTTATTTCCAAACACACTCAATAGGTATTTCATTAATGTAGTCTTCATGCCCAAAAGTAAATAGTACTATGTGAGTCCCTTCATCATTAACTTCAACAGGGTGGAATGTTATATAAATTAAATTAATGAAACCACTTTTTATGGAAGTAATTGTCATTGGTTGAAGTCTCTCTTCATCACTGTTTAAATACACAACATCCCCCAACTACTAATTTTGCTTTTTCGCTCATTTCTTTTCTCCTTTTATCCTATACTACCATACTCTAATATGTATGTCAAGTACTATTTATAAAGTTTCATAATTTATTACTATGGCAGTTGTGTATGAACCTGGAACTGCTGCCACGTAATAGGCTTGTAAAATATCAACGTGAAATGGAAAATTATATATCCGTACTCCATTCCCCCCACTTACACTAATTGTGTGTAAGGATGCACTACTAGAAGTAACTGTAGCTACCGTGCCATTTAATTCCCCTGTAAATACTAAATCATAGTTCATTTCGTTTGTACCATTCATTAAACTAAGAACTTGCAAAGTTATACTAGTGCCTAATTTTTGATTGGTACGTACGGCTAAAAATAAAGGTGTAATACTTTTTGTATCAGTATCAGCAGGATCTATTTCTGCCAGTACTTTTGTTACAGTATCCCCACCAGTAAATGCAGAAAGACTTGTTATAGCAGTTTCAAAAACTCCTACCTCGTAAACCCCTTGTACGCTAGTATTTATTGTTAGCGTAGCACTATCTAACCCCTCTGCTCCCATAGGCAGTAGCACCATTAGTAACATTATTGCTACCAATATAAATATTTTTTTCATTTTGTCTCCTTTTACATTAAGCAGTGTACACTACCTTTTTGCTTATGTCAATGGCTAAGTCTCCCTCTTGTGCTAATAAATCTTTTACAGCCTCTCGCTCTGTTCTTCCAAACCCAGCTTTTACCATACTTTTTTCTCTATAAGCATAGTATAACCCTGCGTTAACCCCTGTGATTATGTTTAACTTCATTTTTTATCTTCCAATTTCATTACTAATTTTTTATCTAATGCTTCCGTTATTACACTTAACTCGTCTAAAGTGAAGTTAACATAGTTATTAAGAATATTATGTAACTTTAGCTTGTGCATCTTTATCGATTTAGCTAGTTGTGCTGTAGTTATTTCTTTCTGACGCATTATATTACAGATATTATCTATAATAACTATTCTATTAAATACAATAGGATCATTACTAAATGATGCCATTTTAAATTGAAAGTAAGTTTGGTTTGTTTTTCCACTACGCATAGCAGTTGCCCTCAATTCTTCGTCAGACATATTAGTGTATCTTTTGTGTACTTCTTGCATGTGTTCTCTAAAACTCATTTTACTACCTCACAAGGGACTTTACCATTCTTATTAGCCCATTCTTCTTCCTCCTCATTTAAGCCGTCTTCTACCTCAGCCCCTTCTTTCCAATCTATACCTTCTATAGATTTTATGTAAGAAGAATAATTTACAGAAATTTCTTTAGAGAATATAAAAGTTCTCCCACACGCACCACAATCTAACTCATCTTCTCCAACAGGTAATTCCCAACTATCTCTATATTCATTCCCACAGAAAGGACATATAACCTCAAATTTGTAGCTACAATCACTACTACTAATATTTACTTTAACTTTCATAGTTTTTTACCTTTAGGACGTTCCATAAACATCTCCTTTCCATCACCAGTTACTATTTTCACAAGATCTAAATTATCAAATGACTCTGAGTTATTTACTCCCCCACCATAGGCTGTCTTCATGGCTTTAAATGATAAGCTTAGTGCATAACTAACTTTATCTAATTCTTCTTTAGTGGTGGACGCCTTAGCTTCTTCTATGTACACATCTACGTATGTAGCGAAAGGTTTATTTATATCCCCCTTGACCGATTTCAAATAATCTATGTATTTTTGCTTTATTAACTCAAATAATATATTAGCCATTTTATTCCCTCTTATTCCATTCATCCCTTAAGGCTTGTTTATCTTTAAACCCACCAACTATTATCTTAGTGTGTTCTTCTGTATGTATATGCTCAATATTATAAAACCCAAAGTCATTGCGTATTACAGGATATTTCCAACAAAAGCCACAAGGTAAGAAACCTTCTTCATTTATTGAACCAAGAGTTCTAAAACTCAATCCTCCATCATTCTCTGTATAAAGGATTCTTTCATCCCCTAATGCTTCAACCCATTGCCTATTCATCTGCTACCTCCATTCCAAAGTTGTCTACTGCATCGAAATTAGCATCAGCACTACGATTAGCAAAACATGTATCACGTATAGTATCTCGTAACTTTCCTGCTACTTTTTGTGTTGCTTTTGCTTTTTCAATGATAGTTACCAGTTCTATTGTCCTTGGCTGTACCGCACCAGTGTTTTTGTCACGGCTACTTGCTAACTCATCTAAAGCAGTTCTCCGCCTTGCATCGAGTTTTCTTTCGTAACAAACTAAAGAGTCCCTTAGTACTCTTATCTCATCATCAGTTGCATACAGTAAATTGTAATCTACTGCTCTTGGTATTGTTTTCATTTCGTTCTCCTTGTGTTTCAGTGTATAGCATGGGAAATAGTTTGTCAAGAGGAAATTTTATAAATATTTATATATAATATATGTAGTATTATTAAAGGCTGATAGTTAGGTAGTTACCTAAGTGTGGATACAGCTATCGCTACCTGTCAGTACCCCCCCTAAGCCTTTTCCTCAATCCGATAGAGGCGAGCCTAGAGCATAGGTAAACAGATAAAGCTAACACTCTCATACTAGCATTAGCACTGCGAGCCCAAGACAACTGATGTATAGCAACCATCAGTCCTGCCATTGTCCGTCTCACAAGCATCCCTCAATATGAGGTGCTTAGGGTCTTTTCCTCTGACATGGTGTTAGGCAAATTTACGGCTTCCTATCTAATAGCTACCCTACGTTTTATGGACTGCTGGTATACTCGTAACCACTAACCTTTTCGGTTCAGTTGCCCGTAGAAAGGAAAAACCACCCTACTGGACGCTCTTAACTAAAGAGTAATGATACTTTGCCCTGAGTTTAAGTATCTTCGTCCAATACGATGGTCATCCCCAGGGGTAAGGTAGGTAGTTATCCTATCTATCCCTAATATATACAATTTTTGTAAAAGTGTCAATATACCTCTTTAAAAAAATGAAATATTATCTGTGTTATCTATATTACTCAGTATGTGTGCTATCACATCTGATGTAAACGAGTTGCCTAAACACTTATAACGTTGCGAATTGCTTATTCCCTCTGTATAGTTATCTGGCAATGTTTGCAGTCTCTCTGCTTCTATTGGAGTAAGTTTCCGTATGTAGCCTTCTATCAATATTCCATGTTGATCCTGTGCTGTAAGTGTGTAGAATTTCTTACCTTCGCTAAATCGTTGCCCGTTCTGTCGTTTTTCTACTCTGTCTGGTGTGATACAACCAAATAATACCTTACATTTAGTTTCTCCCCCAGTAGCAGGCAATGTTCCATGTTTACCATCTAAATAATATGCCCTTTGGTCTTGGCTTTTATGCCCTTTACCCGACAAATCATATTGCAAATAATTCTTTGTAATGTCTGCAAATAAATATTGCCCCATCTTAGCTGCCCCACCACCAGCTTCTCCTGTGAGTGTAACTGCTTTATCGTGGATATAATATACTCTGTTGGCTTGTGAGTCTTTTCTAAAATACCCCACTTTACCACGTTCTACTTCCTTGTCTAGTATCTTTAGTGTTTTGTCGAAAGGGACGATGTACTCTTTCAACTTATCGTATACTTGCTGCCTCCTAGCTTTCTCATAATATTGTTTGGCATTTCCACCTTTCCAGTAATTAGCATCAATACAATATGATTTGTCTGCGTCCGTCCAGGTATTCTCATGCACAATATCTTTTAACATAATTCCCTTATCCTCTGGTTGTGGTACATACCAGTTTTTCCAATATAGCCTGCGTCTTGATTGAGCTGAGAGCAGGGCACTATTTATTTCTACAGGTTCTACTCCTATAATTTCACTTATTTTATCTTGATATTCTTTTTTCATCTTTACATTTTCTAATAAGAATTTCACATTAGGATTTACTTTCTGTAAATGATGAAGTATATCTGCGTACACAAAGAATAGTTTACTTTGGGGGTCATTAAAGTTTAATTGTTTGCCTGAAAAACTGAACCCGGTGCAGGGACTTCCCCCAATGAGTAGATCGATACTAGCCCAATCAATATCCCATTCTTTCCACTTAGTAACATCGCCTAGCTTTATATTATTTGACCAATTATTATCTGCTACTTGAATAGCGTATTTATCTATCTCACTAGAGTAATATTTATCTACCTGTATGTTGGCTTTTTCTAGAGCTACCCTTCCTACGGAAATTCCATCGAACAAACTTAGTACGTTCATTTTATCCCCTCAACCATTTAATATTATCCATTAAGCTATCTATATTAGTGTAGTATTCCTTGTATGTATCCCAACCATTATTTACAATAGAAAAGTCTGATGTGAGTTGGTCAAAATAACTTTCACTTTCGTGTTCATCTTGTGGACTTCTATCTGAAATAGTTTTCACAAATACAACTTCATCTTTCAATTCGTCTTTTATTCTATCTTGCTCATTTGGAAACCTCATATCTGTCAATACATAATCTCTATTCCTATCTTGTTTCAAATACCATATTAGAAAACTCTGTACCCAAATATCATAAGCACAAGTTTCACGATACTGTGGCAACCTATCACCTAAATCATATTTCATCAATTCAGTACCAAAAACTTGCATCAACCTACGTGGACTGAACCCCCACCTTTCATCGACTACTTCTTTTAGTTCCCCATTCATATGTCGTTCATCCCAATCGAACCAAGATGTAAATGCTTCTTTGAATACTGCCAATGGTCTAGCTTTTGCGCACCCATATGTATCAACTAAATAATCACCCAACGTATCTTTACCGCTTCTTTTTTTACCTGTCACTACCACCAACATATTCTACTCCTTAATCTGTATGAATATTAAAATTAATTCCACTTGAACTATAGCCAAAACACAAGTTACCCCCATCACACATCAATGCTTTAAGATCATTACTGCAAATGATGTTAGTTCTCACCTCATAATGGGCTGTAGTATAAGTGGGCATTTTAGATTTGATGCAAATAAAATTATCTAACTCTTCTTGTGATAAGTGTTCTCTGTATCTTTTTACCAAATGCTTGTACTTGTTGTACACAGCCCTATTTGCTTCTGCTTTTACCATCTTGTCAGCCTCAAACGCCCAACAACTATTTACGATTTCATCTATCTTCATTTCTACTCCTTATACTTTATATTCTGCTTTTACTAGTTTCTCTACTACTATGCTACACAGCTCTCTGGCAGTGTCGTACTCATTGGTTATTCCCGTAGCAACTTCTTTATCATCTTTTTCTACTAGCCATATAAAATTATATGCCCCTCTGTTTATTGTTAAAGTGTAGTTGCCAATTATAGCACTGCAACTCCTGTACTTGTATTCCCATTCAATATTCATTTTATACCCCCTTTTGTCCTAGTATAACATTCTCCATGGTTCTAATAATTTCGTGAATTTTAGTTTCTATATGTGTAGTTGAATAATATTTACGCATATCCATATCAATATTCATCATTAATATCTCGAAACATTCGTGGAAAGCTACCCTTTCTAATTCATCTTTGTTTGCTGTTTGTATCCATTTTTTATTATAGGATACTGTAGCAATCAACCCTGAAGCATGGACATTCACCCATGCTCTATTTTCATCAGATACCCCACTTTCTATAAATATTTCCCAAGACATCAATCCTAGTTCCTTTTGCCATTTTCTTACCATATCGGTAAATTGTTGTGCTTTACTTTTCATTACATTCCTTTAATATATCCATCCGTTGTACTTCTACTTTCTTTTGTTTGTATCTTGCCTCGTATATTCTGTCTATTTTATCGAGCATACTGTGGATTGCTTTACTTTCGCTAGTATTGCCCATATACCTAAAAGCTAATAGAGTTTTGAGTACAACAGAAAGTTCTTCTTTTGTAACTATTATAGTAGTATATTCTTCATTTTCCATTTCTTTCTCCTTCAAGTACAACTATATCATACTTAGTGTAGATACACAAGCACTATTTTAATTAATATTGAAGAAAGTTGTGGATTGTACTTCGTCTAGGGATTCTTCACTTATTTCTACTATGTGCTTGCACAGGGCTTCTGGAATGATTGCTCTGTCCCTAGCGCCTTTAATTCCTTGTGTGCCAGTACGTGAGCCTCTAGGGGCCGCTACATGGCAAGGAGCTCCTGGCTTGCACATAGGCTTGAACCTTGGGTTTGGATGGTTTGTCCATATGTCTGTAGGCTTTTGTCTAGTATCTCCGTATTGACAATATGTCAGTGTATACCTAGGTAATTCTTGCATAAAATTCATCTTACGTAAAGCACCTCTAGGATTTTCTATAAAGTAATATTTAGGGTTTAGTTCTTTTACTAAATCAAGCACATGTGCATTTGTCATATCACAAAATTTAGCATACTCACTAGTGGCTTTTAAATTACCATTTGCTTCTTTTTTCCTATGTCGATATATTGCCGCAACAGAATAGCTGGTACAATCTGGAGAAATCCATATAACATCAGGATACCCTTCACACAATTCTAACACTTGTTCTTTTGTGAGTGTAGAGATGTCTGCTTGCAATGTAGGATTGAACTCAACATTCCAATCTACTGTGTAGGTTTCATGCCCTGCTTTCTTGAACTCTTTGCTTATGGACTTAGTCCCACAAAACAACTCTAAGACTTTCAATTTACTTCTCCTTTATTTCATTGTACCACCGCCATACCGTAATGTCAAGTATAGATTAATTCCTGCAGGTCTGAGCCTGAGAACAAATCCCCTTGCATTGTATGTTGTTCGAATCGTTCCTCTTGAGCTTTCCAATAATCGGGGTCAAGCTCACAACCCTCGAAATCAAACCCCATATCGTAACAAGCTATACGGCTTGAGCCACTTCCAACATGACTGTCAAATATCTTGTCATTGGGCTTGGCGTAGTTTTTGAGTAGAAACTTATATAGGGAAACAGGTTTCTGGGTGGGGTGGATTCTATCCTTACCACCCCTTAATTTATCGAATTGAGATATAGCAATATATCTGCTTTGCACTCCCCTAGAAGCGAAGGCAAATTCGCCGTCTGAAAAACAGTTATTTTCTCCGTTAAGTTTGTTCCAGAAAATCCAACCATACCCTGATGGTAGATATTGGCACATGTAATTTGCTCCCCATATTATTTGGTTTACTGATATCCTAAACAATTCATCAAAATATTCTTTTGTCGGTATAGAGTTATCCCATTTAGACTCATGGTATCTAAAATCTGGATAATCAGTATAACTATTTGGTCTTGACGGTTTTGTACGTTTATTAGAGTTATCCATACCAATCCCATACGGCGGATCGATTATCGCCAGCTCGAAATACTTATCCGATATCCCCTTCATAAATTCCATGTTGTCGATCAGGTGTACTGTATTCATCTTCTCGTTTCTCCTTTTTTAATCCTCATTGTTATGTCTATATAATACAACATTTTACAGACCTTTTCTGTGTTTTTAGCCCCCGCTATGTGATGAAGTCAACATATAGGGTGTTTAAAAATTATTATTGCTGATGGAAACGGGGCTGAGTTCTTCATTCCACCAAACTTTAATCTACCTTTTATGAATCGTATCTCTGTCGCCTTCATAATATAATCATGCCAATATCTCGTATCTGTTCTCGATGGAATCAACATCACTACAGTTTTCCCCTTTTGCCACTCTTCGTACGCTTTCTTGCACCATAGTTTTATTTGTGAATATGGAGGGTTTACGTAGTTTACCCCCCCCCAATCAGTAGATAGCCCATCAAATAACGGAGGATCTGCTAGTGGACAAGGGTCAAAGTCAAAGTGAAATTCCTTGTTTAGTTTTTCGTAAACATCTGTAGGTGTACTATATTGGTCTGATGCACTCGTAAAGTGTACTTTGAGATTTTTAGCCATTTGCTTCTCCTGTTATCCACTCACTATGTGGTAGTGCTTTAATCATATCACGAAACGAACCCCAATCTTCTTTCAATTTATGATTTTTCCTTTGTTGATATATAGTCTTTAACTGCAAGTAGTTAGTAGATATGCGCATGGTAAGCTCGAAACCCAGTGGGGTGTTGCTCAACAGTCTCATAAAATTCTTATAAGAAGGATTATCTATATAATCTTGTTTGTATATGTCTACTATGCTTAATATTTCATTGGTAACATATTTATTACAACTTTTATCAATATCCATCTTTACCAATTTATGCATTTTGCTTTGGCTTGAAATAATATCTATAAAATTATATCTTTGTAATTGTGGTGTAAAATATTGAGGATAATTTATATCGAACATAACTCTTACACCCTTCAAAGCATTGTCATGCCCACTACCTGTAGGCACTTTTGCTAACTTACCCATTCTAGCATAATCTTTAACTTCATTAACTTCTTGTGCTTTAATAGATGTGAGCATAGGATACCCACTTGCTCTTGCACTTCTTTCTAATCCAAAAACTTCTACATTACTAATTTCTACCATTCCTCATCTACCCCGCATATTTTGCACTCATCATCCAACAACATACAATCTGATCGTCTACAATATGAACACCAATTAAACGTGTCCCCAAACCTCTTGTGCGTAGATAAATACTCACAAGAAGTACTATCATAGCAATAAAATCCTAACGGTATCTTCCCTTCATTCTTCTTCACAAATAAAGACTTAACGTATAACAATGGATGGAACTCTAGTATAGAGTACTTTATTCTATCTGTCAAGTTCATTTTTCTCTCCTTTGTTCGTGTGGATATAGGATAGAAGTAGATGTGCTCTGCCAATACTCTTCTGTGTCTATATCAACTAAAGATAGTACTCCACCCCAACCAGCAGTCTGGTCTATATTCCAAAAGTTGTTGTAAGTAAATGGTTTTGAATCGCCACTCCCGTGATAAGTTTGAGAATGACCTACAAAAATTTTATCATAGGGTTCAGTAGAAGTGGGGTTATTATAATGTTTACAAATTGCATGGTATGCATATAAACTTCTATCCCATGTTAAGTCCCACACATCCTGTTCACTTATTGGGTAATTAGGATTGTATCCTCCATGAACAAACAACATGTTATCTAATTCTATATAGTAAGGGAGTGAATCTAGAAACGCACCATGTTTTTTCATCTTTGCCATCTCATCAAGAGAGAAATAACTATTTATAGTAGCCTGCCCACCTTGAGTCACCCATAGAGGTATTTCATAATCTTTATTTCCCTCACTTAACAACCAAGGAATGGCCATTTCTTCGTGATTCCCTTTTACCCCTATGAAGTTAGGCAGTGTACGTAAATACTCAACAACTTTATAACTTTCTGAATAACCATCTACATAATCACCAATCCCAATTAATAAATCCTTATCTGGATTGAACTTAGCTTTAGCTAACACATCTACTAGGGCTTTGTACGCCGCGTGTATATCTCCTAATACTAATCGTCTCATTTTATTTACTCCTTACTTATTCTTCATTAAAAAATGAATGATTTTCTATTTTTACTTTTTCTTTATAGGGTACTCCTATAAAATTCATAACTTCTCCGCAACCTAATTTATTTATACAATAATCATATTGTTTAGGATGTGTTATTGCCATTTTTTGAAATCTATTAGGTTGTCCTTCTAAATGTACCCCAAACATACAAAACATACAACCAGTTCTCTCATATCCCATGTCATATATTTTAGAATAGGGTAATTCTAATTCGTCAATATATTGCCAGATGTCTCTTTCTCTCCAAAAAGCTATGGGGGTTGACATAGGTCGATTACCATCAAACGAATTACACCCGTGCTGTAAGTATGAAGTATTTCTTAAACTTGAGTCTACTGCCATTGTACCAACATAAGGCTTATTACCTGTTTTATGTTCATATGTTTTGATAGGCGACTTCTTCATAATATGACAACATCTATCAGATACTTTAAAAGGGGCATTTATAACATATCTCCATTTGTTAGCTAATTTACCATTGCCTTTATCGTCACCATACATTCTTTTTTCTTTTAGTTTTTCTGAACTAGTGTTTCTTATCTCTGCTATTTTTTGTGCATTTTCTTTGCTAATAATAGGAAAGCCATATTTATCTAATACATCCCTAAAATTCACTTTGGGCTTTACCCACACCACATTATCGATAGTTTTGACAAATTCTCGTATTTCTGGATACTCAAGCCCCGTGTCTATAAAAACAGCAGGCACTTTTGGGTATATTTGGCGAACTAAATGTAGCAACACAGTGGAATCTTTGCCCCCCGAAAATGAGACATATACATCCCCTTGGTAATGAGAATACCATTGTTTTATTCTTTGCTGTGAAAGAACTATTTTTTGTGCCAAAGGTAAAGATTGCCTTTGTTGCAACTGCCACATCTCCATTATTTACTCCTTATCTCGCCTTTCTCTTCTAATTGACTCCAATCTCCATTCACAGGAGTTTGCTCATAGTCCATTGTTAATTGTACTGTAACCCATTTCCATTCATCTCTTAATCTATCTAAGCCCAATTTAACTATTTTATGGATAATCTCTTCCTCTTCGGGAAATAAATTTAAAACTATCGAGTCATGAATTTGACCTATAATCCTTGACTTCAACCCTAACTGTTTAGTATAGATATGTAAGAACATAAGTACAAAAAGCAGACAGTGTGTAGCACTCCCCTGTATTGCAGCATTAGAAGCCTGTGTAGAGCCCATGAGAGCATTTAACCTGAACCCTGTATAAGTATCTATATATCCCTTTTTAAGGTACTCACTCCAATTCTCTTTCTTCCATTGGCCCCACCTTTTGAATCGTACATTCCAAAATTGATATTCTGCTTCTTCTACTATATCAGTGAACTTATCTAAGTTAACACACCCTTTCGATGCTAAATGTTTCTTACTTACTTGTCCCATATTATCCCACATATTCTTAGCACAATTCTTAAATGTAGAACCATATGATTGGGCAAACACAAACCCGCCTTTGGTATTTCTCCTTTCTTCTTTAAGCATTGTTTCTTTGGTTCTTAGGAATATGTCGCAAGCACTATCTGTGTGCATATTGTGTGAAGGATCTGTTAGATACTTGAGTAAGTTTTTATCTTGGTTATAACACTGTGAAATGTTTACCTCTAAACTACTAAAGTCCAGTTCCTCTATAAAAGCACCTTCGTCAGGGATGAAAGCAGAACGTATCATTGTTGATGCTAACTTATCTCTTTTTGGCACGTTTTGAAAGTTTGGGTTGGAGGATGAATTATGCACACAGATGCCATTAGCAAAGAAATTATGTAATTCTTCTACTTCTATATCATACACATCTACTTTATCTGGTAATGCTTCTATCGCCATCACAGCATAATTTATAGTTTCTCCTTTTATAACGTGTCCCAACGAATCTTGTGCTTGAATATATGTGCCATCTGAACACCTTAATTTATGTTCTTCGGTGCAAAGCAGTGTTTTCTCTGCACAATCTGCGTAGATTAGTTTTAATTTAATTACTTTTCTACGTCCCGTAAGCCCACTCCATATAACTTTTCTATGCACAATCTTATTATTCTCATCAACACACATTACATGTGTTCCTATAAAAACGTCTTTTATTGGGATAGTATCATTAATAGTAGATATTGGTGTGTTGCCAACCAAGCAACTTCTGAAAGTCTGCACAGTATGCAAATTAAAACTAGGTCTAATATATCCATCTAATGTCCCACTTTCTAATCCTACTAGATAAGTGTCCCTCATTTTTACTAATTTCTTATATTCCAATAGTAATACAAGGAACTCACTTCCTTCTTTTTCTATAATCTTTTCTAATGCTTCCTTGTCTGTGCTGTTTGCTCCACTAGAAGTTTCCTTATACGGTGTATACCCTAATATTTCATAGAGTAATACTCCCATATCCTTATTACTATTAAAATTAAACTCTGTTTCTCTGTTCCATGCTTTAACTTCTTCTGTAGCATATATTTGTTCTTTTAATTCTTGCATTTTTAGTGTAAGTAACTTTATGTTTTTACGTACAATATCAATGTCAATTCTCATTCCTCTATATTCTATTTCAGCAAATACCTTGGTTGCTTCTAAGAATATATCAATCCCTTGTTGCATGTGTGGTAATATCTGTTCTAATTGCTTTTCATACAACCATATAGTATACAAACTATCGAAAGCACAGTAGGTTAAAAGTTCTTCCATTACATAGGTTAGTTCTCCTTGTTGCTTCATATAATATAAAGAATTAAAGCTATGCACAGATTTATCTTTTGCTTTTAATAGTGGTGCAATAGTATCATCATAACCAGCAACACCAAAGTTAAAGAATGTCTGAGGTTTTAGCCCTACAGTTCCAGGAGTATTATCTATACTATGAGCAATAAGCATAGTATCTGCTATTACATTATTTACATCTACTTTAGCTAGTTCTTTACTCCATATCAATTCATATTTTGCATTGTGCATTACTTTAGGTACATCACTAGTTAAAAAATGTTGTATATAAGGAAGTATAGCTTTGGTATTTTCAAACGCATATGCCTTACGAGAAGTAGCTACACTCATGCAAATAATTTCATGCCCTTTCTTGTATGGTTGAATACCTGTTGTCTCATAGTCAAATGCCACTATTTTCTCTGTTTCCATGGTTAGTAATACATTTTTAATGTCGTGTATAGAAGTCAGTATCTCTATAGGTTTTATTGTGTAATCTACATAGGTATCTCCTTTCTTAGCGGCTATAAATTGCCTAGTCATTTTTAGTTCCACAACTTTATTATATCTGCTTTTAATTAGATCCTTTATTCCATATGTAGGGTAAATATAACACATATATTCATGGAAAGGAATGGCTCTCCCATCCCACTTATATGTTGGTATACCTTTATCCTCTTTTTTCTTTTTGCCACTTCCCCCGACACTAGTCATATCTCCTATTAATACATCTAATGCTTGGGGGCCAATGGTTATAATACTTCTAGGTTTTAACTCAGCTATAGTTTGCTTTAATAGCCCCCTACAAGCTGGCACAGTGGCTTTGTTGCGTTTACCTATGCATCTTATACTATTCACCACCCAAACGTCCTGTAGGCTAAGCTGAGCCTTCTTACACAAGTCTGTAATGATGTGTTTTGTTTCTCCTGTAAGCGGATTTTGTAATCTGTCAGATGTGGTAGTGGCTTGTTCTAATACAACTAATATTCCTTCTCTACCTTCCCCCACATAATCTAATTTACCATTGCATTGTTTGTACAACCCACACCCCTCACAGGTGTAAATTTCTTTCTTTACTTTTGGGTTTAGTTTCTTTGCTTTAGTTGGTTGAACAATATCAATATCATTCATTTCAAAGAATCCATTCATAATTATTCCCTTCCTGCTCGCAGTATGTGTGTGTGGGTATCCTCGTGTACAATTAATGATGCTAATTTCTCTTCTACTATAACAAATAAAGTAAGGCTCTCTTTTAGTAATTCTAAAAACCCATCTATAGGCAATACTACAGTAATTTCTTCTACCCCTATATTCTCATACACCAGGTGTTCAACCACGTTCATGTCTTCGTTGTGCATACTTTCAACAATTAAATCTTTTCCTGTAGTAATTTTACACATCATTTCCCCATTTACTCTAGTTCTACTGCTTGCTAACTTTATTCTTTTTAATGTCTCCACAATATCTTGAGGAACAGTAATTTGTTTGCTAAAATCACTGTATGCTTTCATAAACTTAGTGGCTGTTTTTAGTGGGAATTTATCTACAAACAATAGTTTCACTGCAACAGTGTATGTATCTGTGTATACATAAAAGAAAGAACGTGTAGCACTGTAGTTTTTTATTGTCTCTGGAATACTGTTTAGTAATTCCACCCCTTCCAATGAAAGCCAATATGTATCATTCACCCCTACTTCCGCTTTGTACACAGCAATATCATCTTTATCTATTGCATAGTAATTTTTATCATCGATGCAGATACCCGATATTTTATTAGAATTTCTTTGGAAAGCACTTACAGTCAGCCCCTTAAGAAAATCACTGGGTATAGGTTTTACTTCAAGATTCTCTGGAAATATTACGTTGAGATAAGGAGCTAACCCATCTTTTTCCTTAGAAAATTTAGTTTTACTTGTACCATATTTTACAATAACAGATTTAGTATCTTGGGTGAATATCACATCAATATTAACGTTCTCCAATAATCGTTGGAACATTTCTGCGTTAATAGATCCTTCGATGCCTAAAGTTGTTTTAGCTTTTATAGCTGTCATGTTATTATAAGCATACACATAGCTATCTTTAAAATAAAAGGTGTTACTTCCACTTATTTCCGTAGAGTTCTTTGTTGTCCCTTTCTTTGCAAATTGCAATACTTCTTTCATTCATCATTCTCCTTTTTCCGTATAATTCGGTATATCTTTCTTAAACCTACTATCAATGTAAGTCCTTCCTACTCCATAGTCATATAGCACAACTACTTCATCTAATTCAGTGTGTTCTCCAAATCTAGTTGCTGTAGCTTTTACCCTCATTACTCTGTCTTTTTTCTCTTGTTCACTTTGGTTCAATATATACATTCCTGCTACATGATTCAATTTTCTCCTGTCTTCCCCTATGTTGTACCCTTCTCCATCTTTCTTTAGTGCTTCGCTATTCATGTGTGTAGCCGTAAACACAACTGCGTGATATTTTTTTGCTAATGCTTTTAATCCAATCCATATATTATTAACTCTATCCCTAGAGTCATACCCTTTCCCTGCGATAATATCCGCATAATCAATTATAATTATATCTGGAACAAACCCTTTATATAATTCTAAGGCTAATATTTCATTTTCTAAATCATCCAAGGTCATACTATTAGGTTCGCCTGTAATCACTTCTATAGGGGAACACTGAATACTCCCCTTTCTTTGCCACCTATTGTAGTCATACGCATTAATAGTATCTATTGTAGTGTGTGTATACACTATGTTATTATCATCACTAAAGGAAGGAAGTACCCATGATTTATTTTCCTCACTCCCCGATGGTTTACGAATCATAGTTTTAAACAACATATCATTTGCTTCCTCATCATCCATTTCTAAACTTACCACCATCGTATTTAATTTATTTATTGATGCAAACACAGCAGTTTGCATAAGCCATCTACTCTTTCCTCTTTTAGCTACCCCTGCATATGCATATAAGTTACTTCTTCTATAGTACCCCATTAGTTCACCAACTGCTCCTGGAAATCTAAACAGTTTGTATGTATCTTCGTTTAGTATATTTTGTACTACCTGTGTATTAGTCCATATATTAGTCTCCTTTCGTACAGTCTTAGCTATTTTGTTATACCCAACTATGGCATTCTCAGCCTTATCCAATCTACCTAATGTTACATCGTGTTCTAATTGTTCTTGTAAGGTAATTAGTCTACGTTCTCTTAGATAATCATTAGCTTTATCAATCATATAAGGAACATTGTACTTTTCTTTTTCCTCATACTTTTCAGATATATGTGTCAATGTTTTAGCTATAATTATAGCATCATCCTCAGATAATTGCTTTTTATATTGATTATAAATATCTTGGATAAATTCTTGAGGTGCTGTTTTATATGTAGCGTAATACTCCATACACCATTTAGCAACTGTCTTGCTACTTGTGGCTTGCAACTGGTTTAGTTGTATTAAAGGAGCTATTTGTGTCAGAAAATCAGTAGATACTATCATCCCAATTATCAGTTCTTTCTCTTGTGTTACTTTTATTTTTGCCATTCATTCCTCACTACTTTCTCCTTGTTTCTATCGTAGCACAAGAAAGGACTTATGTAAAGCCCTTTCTTGAATTATTTACTTAACATTTACTCCAACCACAATTTTGGCAACTTTTACAACCTTCCACAAATCTAAGTTCTCCCTTACAATCGGGGCATACTTCCTTTGCTATCACTCTCTCTCCATCCTTAATATATTTCTTCAATACTCTAGCCATAATCTTAGAGAAATTACCAAACCTACTAGTTTTATTTAGTTGATCTATAATAAACTGTAAGGGTATGTGGTGGCGCATACTCAAAGAAACTAATCTACACATTATAGCAAAATCATCGTCAAACAATGCTGTGATATTCTCTAACACAAATGTACTTCGTTTCCCTTTAATACTAAGATTGTACGCTCCCTTACTTGTTTTCCTAATCTCCCCATGCTTGGCTCGTTCTACATCAATTAGATTATCACTATTGGCTGTTAAAAATACTTCATAGGGGCTACCTTTATGTAAGCCTACTAATACTAACATTTTCTGTTTATTCACAGTCATTTCATAAATATCACATTCTAATGATTCTGGCCTTTTCGTAGAATTGGGTAGTACGGTTATTTTATCCCATAGCGTACCATCCTTAGTCTCTGTTTTCTTAGTGGTAAGAATACCATCCATACTAGCCCCTTCATGAAAACTAGTTGTACCTTTTAATCCCATCTTCCAAGCACACATAAAAATATCTTTATAATCTTCCAATGTAGTTTCAAATGGCATGTTTATTGTTCGGCTTATACTATGATCTATCCAATATTGAAAAGCTGCTTGCACTTTAATCCCATCAGTAATAGAAACATCATGTGATACTACTACATACTCAGAAAGTGGTTCACCATCTTTGTAATTAGCATATTCCACATATTCCAACCATCCATCATCATACACAGTTTGTGTGATTGTATCTTCATTATTTTGGCGAACAGTTCTATCATATTGCAATGAGAATATAGGTTCAATTCCCGAACTACAATTATTTCCTAATGTGAGGCTAATAGTGCCTGCTGGGGGTATAGTTAATAAACCAATATTACGTAGTCCATTTACCTTAATCCTAGTTTGAGTTTCTTTACTTAATTTTAGAATAAAGCCAGCATTACCAATGTTTTCATCAAAAGCAGGGAAACTCCCTTTCTCTATAGCTAAGTCAATAGAAGCATTGTATGCTGTCTCTGCCATTGTGTGTGCTATTTTATCTACTATAACAATACTTTCTCTTTCACCATACGCTAGTTTAAGTTTAAGCAAAGCATCAGCCAATCCAGTTATACCCAATCCTATTCTTCTCCATTCTTTAGATAATACTTCAATTTTATCTAAGGGATAGTCGGTAGCATCGAGTACATTATCTAAGAACCTAACCCCAATTTCAATAATTTCTTTAAATCTATCAAAGTCAAACTCAGCTACATTTGTAAATGGATACTTCACTAACTTAGATAAGTTAATAGAAGATAAACAACACAAATTATAAGCTGGCATTACAATTTCACCACAGGGATTACAGCGATCGACCTTAAAAGCATGGGGAGCATTATTCCCCGCTTCTACAGTATCTAAAAATAAAACTCCAGGTTCATTATACCACCATGCTTGTTTTGTCATAGTATCAAACAATTCTTTAGCTTTTATAGTTTTGTACACTGTACCTTCAAATACCAAATTCCAATCTAAATCATTTTCTACCGCAAAAATAAAAGCATCCGAGATACCTACGCTAATATTAAATTGAGTAAGAGCATTATTTTCCCTACCTTTTTTATAAAGAATAAATTCTTCAATATCTGGATGGTCTACATTTAGTACTACTATATGTGCTGAATTATGAGTTAACAATCCTTCTGCTACAAATTCATGTTTATTCTCTACCTCTATATCATAAGTTTGAACCATTCTTCCTTTAGTTATTTCTAGAAAATCTACTGGGTATAACTGAAGTTCTCTTCCTATCACTCTTTCTAAAGACGTGAGCTTTAAACTTGTGGAATTTTTTAACCAAACTTTTCTTTTAGTTTTTCTTTCTTCTTCCACAAACATCTCTTTAGTCCATCCAAAATCATTAGTCCCTGATTGATAAAACCTTTTATCTTTTCTTCCAGAGACATATTTTTCACTAGAGGGGGCAATCAATCTGTCCCAACTTCTTACTCCAACAGCATTAGAAACATTTATACTATATAATGTTTGCCACCCATCTTTACTTCTATCATAAGCATATTCAGTAGAAGGAATCCCAAGAGAAAGTAAAAGATATTTAATTTGTGTTGCAAATTTTTTGTAAACAGTAGATACCACTCTAATTGGCCTATTTTTAGAAGCACCATCAGCGTCAAACACACCAGCGATAAATCCTGCTCTAATTTCTACTGTTCCATCCATTATAAATTTGGGGATTATAAGAGTTTTTTTTGCTTTTTTAAATTGACCAAAGAAAATCCCTAATTGGTTGGAATAGCTTACTACATTAGTACAAGCACCATCTCCATCTTTAGCGTAAACATTAGCCCCAAACTTTTCAAGTTCTTTTTCTGCTCTTTCTATAATTTTTGGATACACATTAGCACAAGCAATAGAAACCCCACCCTTCGTGTTATTTTCATTAGTCCAAACAAATCCATCACCAAAAATTAGTCCAAGCAACCAAGCACTATTCTTGTCTAAAGTAGGAATAGTAATATCTATTGTTGTAGTAGAGTGTTTTGGTTTCTCATAATAAAATTTAGGAAATTCAGTGGGTTGTCCTTCTATTGTTTTCCCTACAAAAACAAGTTTATCCCCATTTCTTAAGTCTTTCGCTTCTTTCCAAATATAAGAAAAAAGTCCATCAAATACAGCCATTTTATGATTAGCTGTACATTCAAATTCACCGTTGTTAGTATGAATAACAATAGTCTCTTGTTCCCCTTGATCAAAAAAATTGCTTACTTTCTCATACCCTTCTGAAGTAAGAACTTCATCCTCAATTACTATATTTTCTATACTTTTTAACCCTGTTTTTGCATGAACTGAAGTCCCTGCGGGTAAACATCGCCTTCCGCCTCCTGTATGGATTGCTTTTGCACTAGTATCAAAAACTTCTAAGAAACTCATCACACCAGAAGATTCACCCCCCTTGCTTATGTAAGCCCCTTTTGGACGGAGCTTAGAAGCATTAAATCCAACTCCTCCTCCAACTTTACCAATCAAAGCATCCTCTTTCAATGACTCAAAAATGCCTTCCATTGAATCTTCTATATCAATAGTAAAGCAGTTATTGTAATTTTTCATTTTAGATAAAGGACGGGCATTAGCTAATATTCTTCCAGCAGGAAGAAACTCTCCTGATACCATTATGTCATAAAATACTGTTTTCCATTTTTCCTTATCTTTTTCTACGGAAGCAATTTCTTCCGCTACACCTTGCAATACTTCTTCTACTGTTGTCTCACCATGTAGTGCGTATTTTCTAAAAAATATCTCTTCACTGATCTTCTGCTTAAATTCCATTCGTTACCCCTTTATTCATTGAAATCCTTTTAGAGAAAAATAAACAGCCCCTATATTAAAGGAGCTGTTCACTCTTTCGTATTTTTAGTATAGTCTATCTAAGTATTAATATCAACACTGCCAATCCTATCCCCAACCCATCTGCTACCAAATCGTAAACATTATCCCGACTGAAACCCCTCTTCTTGATGTCGTATGCTTCTTTGCCGAGTGCGAAGGCTACAGCAAGTGGAAGGTAGATGGTTGCTAATAGATAGCAGTAGAGGAAATGGAGGGCTTTGTCAGATGTTAGGAGTTTGTTCGTATTCACGTATCAACCTCCTTGCCTCTTTTCTATCCGCTACAAGGTTA